GCATTTATCATGGTTTTAATCAAGATTATACGGAGTTATCTGATAAACATAATAAGTTTCCAAGGTATTATACATTTTTAACTCTCCAATCCGCATAAACGCTACATTTCTTAATTCTGAATGGTGTATATTTACACCACATTTACACCACATATTTCACAAAATCAAGAATCTTATTGTCGTTCTTAACAATTCTTTCAATGTCGTCACTTGCTTTCTGTGGCATAACATGTGTGTATAAATCCATTGTCATTTGTAATGTTGCATGACCTAAATATGATTGAACAACTTTCGGCTGGACACCTGCTTCAAAACATCTTGTTGCAAATGTATGTCTCAAGGTATGTCCGCTGAAATCTTCCATTTCTTCATCAAAAGAACGGACAAGATTTATTGTATCTATAACAGATTCGATTGCAGCACTGTATAAAACTGAATTGAGTGGCGTGTTAAATTTTGTCGTGAATAAATAATTATTCTGTTCCTTAGGTCGCTTGTTTGCAATTACATATTTCTGCCTTATCTGCCTTTCAAGATATTTCCGGCACGAACTATTTATAGGTACTTTTCTAATACCTTTTTCCGTTTTAGGCTCTTCTAAATGAAATTCCTTATGCTCATCATCAAGATATTTCTGGTACACAAGGGTTTTTGATACGTTTATCAATCCATTTTCAAAATCAATATCATTTTCCGTTAAAGCAAAAAGTTCTCCCGGTCGCAACCCGGTATTAACCGCAACATTAAACAAATTATCATAGAACGTGCCAGCACAGCATTCAAAAAATGTTTCCTGCTCTTCAGCCGACAATGCTCTAGCAAAAACTTCTTTATCCGCTCTTATTTTAACACCTTTCGCCGGATTCTTAGACATCAGTTCATCTTCCATTGCTCTTGAGAACATGTCAGATGAAATAACTTTGATTTTGCTCTGCCTTTCATATCCATAGCCTTTATCGTCGGCAATGTCAATTAAATTTTGAATATCCGACTTAATAAGAGAATTTATATTGCGGTTTCCTAAAAAAGGTGATATACTTTTATTGTATATATGAGTGTACTCCCTAAGTGTGTTGGGGCGTACACTTCTCTTTTTGTATACCTCTACCCAGCGATTAAACCAATCATCCAGCTTGATATTATCTCTTATGCTTTTAAATGACTGATTTTCGGCTATTGCAATTGCAAGTTTCTTTCTTAATTCTGACAATTTATCGTCATAAATACTTTTTCTCTGGCCAAATCTGTCAACATACCTGCCACAATATTTACCATTCTTTCTTTGGCTTATTCCATTACCTAATTCTTTTCCTTTTAAATCTTTTCCCATAAATTCTTTAGCTCCTTTCCATAAGTAAAGAGCTATTGCGTAACAATTAAATATTACTACACAATAGCCCATATTTCAATATATCTCTATATTTCGTTACTTTTTTCTATATAACGCTCAAACTCTTTTCGCTTAACAAGCCGCTTGTTTCCAACTCTTAAAACAAAAGGGCAGTTAATTTCATTAAGCATATTGCTGATTCTATTAATCCCGATATTGCTATATTCAGACGCTTCTTCAACTGTTAATGTGACTTTCTCCCATATGGGAATTGTTTTAATCATTTCGTCAGCCCTTTCTATTTTGATTTTTATATCTTTAACTCTCCTTGAAACTGTTGCTTTAGATAACATAAGTCTTTGGCTAATTTGTTCTAGGCTCATGTTACCTACAAGCAACTTAAATATTCTTAATTCTTCTTCTGTAAAATTGGCATTTTCAATTATTTCATCAAGCTCCGGCTTAGTAAGTTCTGAAAACTTCATAAGCCATACTCCTTATTAAAATTTTATTCCTGTTTCCTTTTCTAACTGTTCGATTAAATCTTTTGCATTTATATATCCGCCATTGTATGCTTCTATAATCTCATGTATCTCGTCTACAAGTTTTTCTAATCTTTTGCCGCCAAATCCAAATTTGTCATGCAAAACCCAACAAAAAATTATTAAAGCTGATGTAAAACTTTCTTTTTGTTGCCTGTTTTTAATTCTATTTTCTTGAACTCTCATCATTTGCTGCTGAAATCTTCGCTGTTCTGGCTTGCTCATTTTTTATCCTCGCTTCCTTACTTTTCTTTGCATAAACCAAAGACTTAATGTAATGCTCTTTGCATAATTTTGAATGATTATAAACCGGCTCACCGCAAAACCAGCATTTGCCATTCATTACCCATTCGCGTTTAATATCAAGTTTGTAATTTTTCTTAGCATCCCTTATTCTTTTTTTGATTTTCTGCTTATTGCGGCACTTGGTACATGTTTTAAAATTCTCGTCACTTTTAACTTTGCCACAATATACACATAAACCGTTAGCGGCTCTTTTTTCACGTATTTTTTTCTGCTCGATTCTGTCTTTTTCTTTAAACTTTTCGGGATTCAAATTATAACATGTCATTCTTTTTGCGTATCTCTTGGCTGAACATTCAATACATTCTTTTTCGTCGCCAAATAAATTGTTTTTACGGCATGTAGGGCATATTCTATTTTCTTTATACCAACTAATAAGTTCTCGCCTATCTTTATTTGTTCTGTCGCGGCATTTGCTACATTTAACCCCAGCAATATCAAGTGACTTTCCACAATTTACACATAATCCAGCTTCTTTTCGCCTGTAATACATTCTCATTTGCGGACTAATTGGCGTTGTTTCCACTAAAAATCAACCTCTCATTCTGTCAATTCTATCTTGTATCTCTTTGGGTGCTTCAATATATTCTTCTGCGTTTGTATTTTGACCGATAAGGGCATTTTCTTTAATTTGTAATGTATTTATATCTCTTTGGAATTTTTGCTCGATTTGAGCCTTATACGAATTTGCATTCGTCTTTTCGATAAGTGATTTGATATTGTTCGGCATACGATTTATTTCATTCGCACGCTTAACAACTGCTTCATAGGTTCTTAGAAAATTTGATTGTATTACTGTTTCTATCGTCTGATAATCTGATGCCGCCCAGTTTTTAAGGTTGTCCGGCATACCAACCGCCTGTCTGACAAGTGGTGGTAGCTTGTTGAATTCTTCAACCGCCCCATAAGTACCATTCCGTAACGCCTTACTAACCAGCCCCCAAGCTGTCATTCCGTCAAGTTCCTGCGGCTGTGATATAGTCTGTATTTTACCTATCAGCTGTCCTATACTTGGGGCAAATCCGCTTATATCAGAGTTGATGTATGCTTTAAGTGCGACTGACACTTGTTCACAACCGTAATTTTCCAACATCATATTCCACACATCTACCGTCTCTGATAGGTTGTTAGGCTTGTAGTTAGGGTAGCAATCGCACATAATGCGGATAATTTTAACTGTTTCTTCTCTTGTCATTGCTACCTCCTTTCAATTGATTAGAAATAGTATCTAGTTTGTCACATATAATAGCACTATTAATTGCAATTGTTTTTAAGAGTGATTCAACCTTTCCGTTGTACGGATAATCACTTCTAAAATTTATTTCGTTGAGTGTATTATCTAATCTACTCATTCTTACCACCTGCCTTTAACTTTAGCTGCCTTGCCATCTCGTCAATCTCTTCCTCTTCCAAAATAGTAAAAGCACGTAACTTCTTTATGGCTTTTATAGTATCGTCAATAGCTTCATTGTAGCCGACTGCATATCCGTGATTATATCCTGCCTGTCTGTTTTCTTCTAACATTCTTTCTGAAATATTAGGTAACATTCTGTGTTCTTTTTCTGTCATTTTTATCACTCCTTTACACATTATCCCAATCAATAGCACCCTTATTGAAATTCTGATTGCCTTGCTTTTCGGAAACGACATTCTGATTAAGATAGCTCTCAAACTTCGTGCCAAACAAGGTATCTGGTCTTAAATATCTTTCCCTTTCAGTTCCAAGCCATTCATTAACTTTTTTATCTATGACTGTGTAAAAATCCTGTTCAGTATATCCCTCTTTGATTCTTGCCCCGATATGCTTCTTAGTATTAGGTGTATTGTATCTGTATCTGGTATTACATCTGTTATTTAAGTAACTAATAATATTTATATATATATTATTATCTATATTATCTTTCTTTTTATTTACTATATTATTATTAACAGAAACAGAATCAGATACAGTATCAGAATCAGTATCAGAAACAGATGTCTCCATAGGGTATGTATACCCTATACATATGGTATCATTTTTAATGGAATCAACCATATCATTAACATATTTTCTAAATTCATCAGATTTAATATGTTTGGCAACTCCTAAAACTCCTGCAAGCACCTTTTCTGACTTGCTCCAATTATACTTATACCAATGTAATATCAGCACTTCTTTAGTTTCTGAATCAAACTTAATAACCTTGTGTACCTTATCAAACCTTTCTAACAGTCTGATAACAGTATCTTTGTTATAACCTGTCTGCCTTGTCATTTGTGAATAACTAACCTCATAACACCCACATATATTTGTCTGTGGATTTGTTAGCAAATATATGTAGAAATACTTGTCCTCTGGCGTAAAATCATCTTCAACCTTGTTATCAGTCCAAAATGATAACTGAACATTTCTATATATTGCCATATCATTGCTCCTATTCTTCAAGTTCTGTCACATTGTTACTTCACTAAATCATTGATATTAACTCTAAGTCCGTCAAATTCCTTGCCTTTACTTCTAACATAGGCAGACGTATCAAAGAACATCAAGTTGCCACTAGTGTCCGTTGCCATACTTACACCATTTCTTGTAAGACTGCCTTTGAGCAGGTCAAGTAAAATCTGTATTTCCTGCTTTGTTTCGTCTTTCATTACTCACTTTCCTTTCTCAAATAATCCATATACCCCATAGACTGATTAAGAACATACACCGATACAGCATTTGTAAGCCTTTCAATAAGTTCTCCGCTATCTTTATTCAAGTTGTAAGCATTTCTTACAACTTCACCAATCTGTGCATATTGTGCTTTGCCTTGGCTATTTATCCAAGCTGTCAAGTCCATAACAGATTTACTCTCAATCTTCTTACCTAAAAAGTCGGTTAATTCAAATTGTCCGTCCTGCGTCATACTGTATCTCCTATAAAATCACTTATATTCATTTGACTGTCCTTTTCAAATACAAGCATTTCATTCTTTGCACGCTCGTAAAAGTTTCTGTCAATCTCGAATCCGTATGCACTTCTGCCAAGTTCTGCGGCGGCTCTTAGCGTGCTACCGCTACCGCAACAAGGGTCAATAACAACATCTCCCTCGTCTGTAAAAATCTCAATCAGCTTTTTAAGAACTGTAACAGGCTTTTGTGCCGGATGAATTTTTGGTATATCTTTTCCGTCTTTCTCCCAAGTGAACCAATTGAAAATCATGTGTCCTGTACCCCTGATATTCTTTCCGTTTTCATCAATCTGCAAGCCGTTTCTGAATTTCGGTAACTTATTTCGATACAGCACGAGTGCATATTCCGTAGCACCAACGATACGCATATTAGCTTTAAGCACCTGTGGACTGTAATTTTTACAGAATACAAGCGGTATGTAATTAACGAATCCGTGTTTCTTTGCGGCGGCAATCAATGTTGATAACTGTTCAAATGAACAAAATACAATCATACAAGGGCTATTGCTACTTCTGCCCCTTGCGATAGGCTTTGTGTCCTCTTTCTTCAACATCTTTGAACAAAAATGGAAGTATTCATACAAATTAAAGTTAAAATCTGAATTGAAAGCCGCCTTTTTCGCAAGTTTGCTCTCGCCATTCTTGTTATCGCCACCGTTATACCACATAGGGTTACTGCCATAAAAATTAGTGCCAACATTATATGGAACATCAGCAATAATAAGCTGTGCTGGAGGTATTGCATATTTCTTGTAATTCTGCATAGAATCACGATATATCTCGCATTTAATCTTCTTTTTATACATTTTAAATCTACCAAAAGGAAACCTCGGTTTTATGTGCGCACAACCTATTCCTTTCTTTGATTTTTAGTTAGTTATCTTCTTTTCTCTTAAAATCCTCACAAGACACAGCAAGCAAGCAACCTACGCAGTTAATGGCAATAAGCCCACTATTGTTCTTATACCTGTAAGAATTTTTGCAAACATTACAAAAATCTTTGCCAACATTTGCCTTGCAACTTGTCTTTTTATCTTCAAGCTTTTTCCCGATACTCTCGTTTATCCTTTTGAGTTCCTCGACCTTTTTCTGCAATTCCTCAAAATCTTCAATGAGTTTGTTGTATTTCTTCTTGCTTAAAATCTTCATTATGAATCACCCACTTTCTCAAATGAAACTCCTCTTAAATGCTCGTCAAGGTCTAATTCCGTTCCGTCAATGTTGCCGTTCAGCTTGTTTTGGCAGTGACATAACAACGTTTCAAGGTCGCAAATTCTGCCTGCTCTATATTCATCGCGAATAAAATCCAAAACCCTATTTACGCTTTCTATCCTGTATTCAAGCGTATATTCCCTACAACTTTCAAAACATCGACTGGCAATGTTTTTGTGTTGTTCTCCCTCTGCGTATTTTTCTTTCGCCTTGTTTAAATATTCTTCCGCTTTTGTCATTCACTTTCGCCTACTTTCAATAAATCCATAAACTTCTCATACTGTTTCTGCGATACCTTGTTGTGCTTCTTATCGTCTCTAATTTCAATTTTAAGGTGCTTTTCTGCAATAGCCAATAATTCCCTCGCTAACACTTTTTTGCCTTGCTGTATGCCTTGCATATAGCCTTTAGGTGCTTTTCTCTCGCCTATTGAACCACTAGCACGATTTTCTCCCTGTCCACCTAAACTGACATTCCTAAGCTGATAGCCTTTATCAGCATATAGCTTGATATAATACTTCTCTTTCTCGTCAAGCTGACTTTCGGGGAAATTCAGAAATTCAACTCGCCAACCATAAGGGTTTTTCTCTTTGTCATACAGCTTATGGCGTTTCAAACTAAGGTCTATGTGCTGTTCGTAGCCTACAAGGTGGCTTGCCAATCTGCTAAGCATATGTACCGCCTGCCCGATATACGCATACTTAAATCCGTTTTCATCTTCTCGGAGTAGGAAGTATATTCCGCTTTTATCATTCAGTTTTGGATTCAGCTTCAATAGTCGCTTTTTATTTTCCTGCTCAATCGCCTTGGCTCTTGCTATGTTTTGATAACTCAATGTTTCCACCTGCCTTTAAATATTCTGCCATTTCCAACGCAATTTCTTGTATCTTAATCAAAATACCTATTATTGCAAAATCTTCGTTATCATATCTATTTTTTATTTCTTCGGTTTTATCAAAAATCAGTTTTAATTCTCTGCTTATACCTTCTTGATACCAAAAATCTGCAATTTGCCCTTGATTTTTTCGCATTTCTTTCAGTTCTTCTAGCCACTCTGCAAGTTGTTCATGTTCCTCTGCACATTTAATGCAAGACTGATACATCATTCCGTTTCGCTCAAAATTCGCATAATATCTCTGTTCCTTAGCTTTTTCTCTTGCGTGTTCTATTGCTTCATCAATCGTCATACTTGCCACCTGCCTTTACTATCTCTATTGCCTTTTCAAGGGGAATAAGATAATTATTGCTGTTGCCACTTCCATACAGTTTTACAGAAGAGTCTGTTTTCAACTGCTCTACAACCTTATCAATATCATAGGTGATTGGATAATCGCGTAATGCATAAATTACATCTTGCATATCTTCCGCATCACAAAACATAACCGATTTTTCAAATGCATCTGCATCTATCAATCTCATTCTTCATCACTCCAATCTATTTTCTGACCACAATTATCACAATATTTCTGCTTATCAAATAAACCTTTCCCATTGCAACAAGGACATAAAGCAAATTCTTTATCTTCTGTAAAATCTGGTTTCTTCGGTATCTGCTTTTCTATCGCCGTCCGGCATTCTTCCAAAGTCCCAATCTTGCGATATTGACGCCAATCGCTTAATGCTTCAAAATAATTGCTTTTCATGTCCTGTAATTCTTCCGGCGTGCCGATTGCGCGATACTGTTGTACTTTTTCAAGTGCCTGTATTGCAAGCTGAATAGCTTCTATTCCGTCTGGTAGAGCTTTATTTTCAAGTTGTATCTGTAAATCCCTTTGCAATATTTTAATTGCTTCATTCTCTGTCATACTCACACCTCTTTAATTAAATGGTAATCCCTCGTCAGCTACACCATCTGGAATTGACATAAAGCTGTCTGAACTAGCATTACCGCCCATAATTCCGTTGCTATTATTCTGCTGATTAGCACGACTTTCGCAAAATTCGTGTTTTTCAACAACGCAATCATTAGTGTAGACTTTCTGTCCGTCTTTGTTAGTGTAATTACCTGTCTGCCATCTACCCTCAACGATAATCTTAGTTCCCTGATGTAAATACTTCTCTGCAAACTCCCCATTCTTGCCAAATGCGATACAGTTAATAAAGTCTGCTGCCTGTTCGCCCTCTTTCTTGAAAGCTCTGTCAACAGCTAATGTATACCTTGCTACTGCCATACTTCCGTTTACTGTCTGTGAATATCTAATCTCTGGCTGTTTAGTCAGCCTGCCACATAAAATTACACGATTCATTACTTTTCCTCACCTTCTTCTACATAATCGTCCCAAGCTTCATTAAGCACCTTGGCTCCATCATCGTCATTTGTAACAATAATCGTGTACTCGCCTACCTTAGCCGAGATAAAACCTGCATTGCTATCTTTAAGCATTTTAATTAATGTATCAATTAACCCACTCATCTTTACTCCTCACTTTCTACTAACTCAAATCTGTATTTCTGTTCTGCATTAGGATATTTCCCCTTATCAACCTCGCTCATAAACATTTCAAGAGGTCTATTCCAGATATGTCCCTCATATTCATACACAACTGATATTTCCTCTGTTTCGGTGTGCCTTGAAATGCCGATAACAGTAACAATCTTGCCTAACTTAAAATGCTTATATTTCTCGCCTTTTCGTGGTAAAGGTCTGTCAAATTCTGTACTGATATTATCTGCCTTAAAATGCCTTGTGAGTAATGCAAGGTCACAGTTTGGCTTATCTTCGCCATCAAGATTAAATTCTTCCGACTGTTCGATATGTAACTGTTGCCAATTTTCGGCATATCCTACATCGCTTATATCATCATATATATCTTCGAGTGAAATATTTTCACGATTGGAAACTAAATAGCCGCTAAATCTAAATATCTTTGCCATATTATCCCTCACTTTCTAATAACTCCGGATTGTCAAATATGTTGCCGATAACTTCTATTGTGTCGTGTTTTTTGCTTTCTGAGAGCATTGCGAATACTGAACATTGGTAACCGAATCTTGCATACTCTTTATCATATTTAACAATGCCGCAATTTTCCCTTTCTTCATATTTTGCTTCACTGCTGTATAAGTAAAAATTTCTTTTTACAATATCATTCTCCCAAATCAGCTCGCCGTTCTTGTCTTTTAAGCCAGTACACTGGCAGATTGTATCAGCTAAAATACTCACATTCTCGGGAATTCCTGCTATTGCATCCCATTCTACCCATTCTCCATTGTCAAGTCGCTTTGCCTTGAATAAGTATCTATCTTCCATATTCTCTCCTATTCCGCTTCTGATTGAAGCCATTCCATGCAACTAGCCTCTCCCTCGTATTCTTCGCCGAATGTGTTCTTAAAAGTTATAAGAAACTCTGCCAACTCTTCATCTGACATATTCCTTATCCTGTCGGCATTGGTTGTTGTGAATTTAGATGAGGTAATCTCCATCGTCACGTCCGTAATAAGTCCATCTCCATAACCATCTAGTTTTACAGATTCAATACTGCCAGCAAAATTGCCATTTAAAGATAAATTCAACATTCTCGGTTTTCCTGTAGCACCATATCTATTTTCTTTTGTATCAAGAATTTTTATCAAATCACTAACTGTTACTACTTTCATCTTCTCCACCTCTCAATTCTTTCAGTTTTGCTTCGGCTTCGGATTTTGTGAGGAATACTGTTTTGCCAATCATTGACAATAAGATTGTAAAATTTTTCTCGCACTCTATGTAATCGCTTTCTGGTCCGGTCTCATCGTCAATCCATTCATGTAACCATTTTGCCTTAACAGCAATCTTCATCCAGTTTCTTTTTGCAAAGCGGAACGAAACAACTCGTGCCGGAAAATATAATGGAATCTTATTATCAATGTCCTCGTAACACTCCATATCCTCTATTGGGAGTATTGTGTTATCTACATAAACTGTATCTCCCACCTTGCAAGGCATTTTAACAAGTTTTCCCTGTTCCTCTAAGTCCTCATAGTCTTTGAACTTTCTTAAATATTCAGCAACTTGTTTATGCTCCCAATACTCCTTTATTGGATTATTCATAACTGTTGTTTCGAGATACTTAACATCACAAGCTTTTTCGTATATCTCTGTTTTTCTGTCGCAGTGCTCAATTATCTCATCAAGCGTTAATCTCTCCATTACTGCTCCTTTCTGCCTTTAATCATCTAATCAACCTCCAAGGTTAGGCATTACGCATTCCCATACATAATCATCATATTTAGTTTCTTTATCCTCTTTTAAGTTACCGTTTTCGATAAGGATATATCTGCTAAATTCCATACCTCTTTCAAATGCTTCTATTTTTATATCCACATTGTATGATTTGGATAATTCAATGTATGGTTCGGTTTCTACATCCCAAGCTGCTTTAAATTCCACAGCAATACAGGCATTTCCATCTTTTCTTTTCCAGACATTTATGTCGTTTGGCTCAACAAAGTTTCTGCGAGTACCTTTTATATATGCAGTCTTTTCGACATATATAGTTCCATCTTCTCGGTCTATCTCAATGGCTTCTTTGTCAAGTTCTTCTCGCATATCAAATTTTGGTTCTCTAATGATAACTGTTTTCCAAACTTGAAGATTGTCAGCCAGAAGATTAAATACATCTTCCTGCTTTCCTCTGATTTTTAACATTCCCTCACACCAGTTCGGCATATCAATTCTCCTTTCTAAAAAGGGCACTCGCTAGGATTTTTCAAATCCCAACTTTTCCCTGCTTCTGCAACGTCCACATTTGCATTTTTAGCAACTTTTTTCATCTTCTCGATAAAACTATCTCTATCAGAATTTTCACTTGATAGATGACACATTATTACGTTCTGCAAGCTATCTGAATAATTTGTCTTAACAAAATCGCAAGCTGTGTCAATACTTAAATGACCTCTGAAAACGTGATTAGCTTTGCCTGTGTTATCCCTGTCGATTAAATCCTTGTCGTAATTCACACCTAAGAGAATGTGGTTTATGCCTTTAAACTTCCATTTGACAACCTCACAATCGGTTATATAAAGCATTCTTCCCATTTCCTTGTGAGTAATCAGAAAGCCGAATATCGGGCAAGGTGTTCCATCTGCATTTGTATGTGTCCAGCTTCCGTCTATTGTTGTCAGGTCAAAGGGCTTTACTGTAAATCCGCCCATATTCATTGATTTACGGCTATCGCCTAAATATGGGGCAAGTATCGGTATTCCCATTGATTTAAAATCGTTTAATGACTTGCTATGGTCAAGGTGTTTATGGGTGCATAACACACCCACAACATCTTTAATGTTCCAATCTAAGCCTTTTTTAATCTCCTTAATCGGTATTCCACAATCAAGGATAAGTGTTTCTCCATTGTCGGAAGTTAGCAGATAGCAATTTCCTGTACTTCCTGTGGCGATACATTTAAGTTTCATTTAAGTACCCCCTTAATACTTAATATTCATATTTCCGTGTTCATTAACCCAATCAATAGCTTCTGCATATGTCACGCCATTGTTTTTCAAGATGTATAGCAGATTATGGAATTTAGGATGTGTTTCTTTCAGCCTTAAAAATCTGCTCTCTTTCTCTAAGTGACATCCGAATCCGCATAGTACACAGCCGGTTCTTTGGCATCCTGTGGTTTTCAGCAATGGTCTTTCCCTGTCAAAAATCCCAAAATCCGCAAATGACATCTGATTCTCACATTGTCCCATAGCTTCATAATCTGTGACCACATCGCCATAAACTGAACAAATAGGCAGATTATTTTCTTTGATGTAAAGCAATATATCCTGTTCTGTCCAAAATGATATGGGATTACTTGTTGGAATTTTCAAGTCAAATCCATTGCAACCATTCTGTAACCATTGTGAAGTCCTTAATTTACTTTCGCTAGCCATTTGAGCGGTAATAGGTACTCTGCCTGTATCTTTGTTGTATTGGTGCATAGGCTGTTTCTTCATTACCTTGCAACATTGATTAGATACTTCAAATGGTGCATTTAGCATAAACAAGTACTTTGACCTGTCATACATACTGCCAAAATCTTCACACTTGACACCGAATAGTTGTTTTACTCTGATAGGTGCTTTCAGAATTTCGCTAGGGATATTCCCCATCTTTAAATCCACAAAAGCTTTGTTTTCCTTGTCTGTTCTCCTGTCTATTCCTATCAGGTCGGCTATGCGATAAGCAAACGGAATCTCTGTCTGTCTGTCTGTCTGTCTGTCTGTCTGTCTGTCTGTCTGTAAGGATTCTAATGTATTTTCTACTATCTGCAACACATTCTGATATTTCCTTTGAAAACATTGGAAATCCATACTTTTCACAAACCTGTGCAAATGAAATCTTAGGTTTCAAAATCACAAGGTTATCAAAAGTCTTGGCAAACTTCTTTAACTCTGGATACTGTGTCGGAACATCTACGAATACAAAAGGGATATTTTTATATCCGCAAACTTCTCTGATTATGTGTCCTAAAACTGTGCTATCCTTGCCACTGCTGAATGACAGATACACTCCATCTTCGCCAAATTCATTAACCCAGTTTCTTATTCTCTCCGCCGTCATTAATACTTTGATATTCAGCGGTAATGCCTGCCATTGGTATAATTCCTGCATTGTGTGTTTTGCCATACTCACACCTCGATTTCATCATCCTGTGGAAACTGGAAGTAATTCTGCGTCAGCTTGTTAAAATCAGTTTTCGACAAACTACTTACGAACGTAGTACCTTTTTCGGTATTTATTATTGTTTTGAGAAAAATTACACCCTCATTATGTTCTCTCAACATTTCCATAGCCTTAATTGCCTTTTCTTCGGTGGAGTATCTTGCAATTATGCTTCTACAAGAATCATCTTTGCACATTCCCATCGAAATTATTTCATTATATACACGAATCGTAGATAATTCATAAGGAAAATCTAATGTTCCATCCTGTGAAATTATTCTCATACTCAATCTCCTATTCTGCCTGCATAAATGGCGGTAATACGCTATCTTCTGCCTGTTCTTCGGTTGTTTCTGTGGCAGTATCTTCAACCACATCATCTATAACATCACCATCAACAAAATCTACGCTGTTAGCGTTCTGCTCAACATCATAAGCAACATCCTGTTCAAGCATTTCATCGCGGCTGATTTCCTCGTAATCCTCATTTTCATTACCACTATGAGAATTATTGATGTATTTAAGAAGCCTATTCTTAACAGTTTTCATAGCCATCTGGTCGGCAAATTTCTGATGTGTGCCATTGCCATTCTCTTTGTAGCCATAACCCTGTTTCCAAGCCTGCTTAATCTGTGCAATAGTCATAACCTCTGCTATCTTCTCTCCGTCATCCATAATCGCCACTGCATAAGCCCCGGTAATCTTATCATTGTCGATATTCTCAAAACTCTGTTCGTGGCAATCAATAATTGTCTTAGCGTCCTCTTTGTGATACTTGAACACATCTCCCTTGTAAATGACCGCTGCATTAATGTCTTTAAGTCCAAATCTCCTTGCTATACAAGTATTTCCATACACTGACTTCTGACACTGTAGCTTGCCGCCATAAGCAACCGGGTAGCACTGTTTCTTCTGCATTGAAAGTCCGTTCGTAACCATTTCAACAAGTGCATTCTCAATACTTGCCCTTGTGCAACTCTGTAATACAGGCTTCTTATTCATATCTACTGTGTCCTGTAAAATCAGCATTGCCGACATAAACTCGTTTGTGTAGTTGTAATCTTTAGGGAATGTCAAGCCGAATTTCTCTTTCTGCTTAATTTTAACAACCATTCCCTCTGTAAAATCCTTTGCTACAAGCTCTCTGCTTTCAGCTTCTTTCTTTTCTGCAACTGCTGTATTCTCTGCCATAATTAATCCTCACTTTCTTCGATTATCTTTAATTCCTTTTCTTCTATTTCAAGCCTTTCTTTTGCCTGCGTAATCCTTGATTCTGCCCGCTTCTTAAATTTCTCCTTGGCATACTTAAAATTAGGTTCTGTAAGGAATAAATAATCTAATTCCAATATCTGCCCTTCTTCATCTTTTCTTACTGTGCTTAAGCAGGTTGGGAAAACTCTATCAACGGACTTGTATGTCTTAGGTTTCTCTTCTGCTTCACAAACCTGTACTGTAATTCCTGCATTTCCATATCTTTCATCTGTATTTAATTTGTAAAAATAGAGTTTCATACTATCCCTCCACAATCTCTAATTTCTCGCTGTCATTAACAATCAGCATAATCAACTGACTATCCACCATTTCAGAAACTTTCTTCTGATTCCGTTCATCTAAGTTCTCTACATCATCAAGAATAATAGGGACTGATATGCCGCTAATCTTTTGAATAGAATTGCAAATATCAACTCTACCTAAAATCCTGTTACCCTTGTTGCTCATAGTTGTTAAAATACTCTTTCCGTCAACTGTTGGTATACAGCAACTTTTGTAACCACCAGACTTTGTATAAGTAAACAACTGCCACTTAACTAACCCAAAGTGGCTGTTTACGGCTTCTGTTAAGGCTTCGTTCTTTGCTTTATCCAGTTCGTCAAGTAAATCAAGGATTTTCTCGGCATTGGCCTTATTCTGTTCAGAATCAACCCTTGTCTGCTTTAATTCTTCAAGTCGCTGTTCGTCTGCTGCCGTATCAGACTTTGCAATCTGGCTTTCACATTCTGCTAACTGCTGCCTTAAAGCTGTTTCCTGTGCCTTTAATTCTGCCTTAATTGCCGAAACGTCATTAGCCTTGTGCATAGCTTCTTCCTTTTCAGCAATCTTCTGTTCAAGTGCCTTGTATTCTTCGGTGGCTGATACATCAATTTCCTGTGGAAGTTCTGATAACTGCTTTTTAAGGTCTGCTAAATCAACTAAATGCTTTTCTAACTTCTGCTTTCTGTCAGCCAATTCCTGTTCAGCTTCAACTAACAATCTTTTGACTTCATAAAGCATTTTCTTAGCTGCGTTGCCCTTATCAGTAATTCTGTTAAGTTCGGCTTCTTTATGTGCCTTAAAATCTGCCCTTAATTCCTCTTTTTTATCCTCTGGGTATTCCTGTTTACAATAAGGACAAATAAAGTTATTCTCGTCAAATACACGCTCTTTTTCAGCTTTCCATTCAGCTCTGCTATCATCAAGTGTTTTCTGATATTCAGTTATCTTGTCTTTATCAAAGCCAACAACATTTTCTGTGTTGCTGATTGATTTCTTACTATCCTCAATCACATAATTAAGGTTGCTAATCTGTGATTCAAGTTTTCTTCTAGCCTTAACATTATCCTCATTAGCCTTGCGTGACATATCGCTAAGCTCGAATTTAAGATTGAGAATATCCGAACTAGCTTTGTCATATTCAGCCATCAGCTTGTCATTGTCAGTCTGTTTTGCCACGCAATCAGCAATCTGTTCTTTAAGACTGTTTCTCTGTAATTCAAGGTCAGATACTTCAATATCCTGTTTAAGCTGTATATCTCTTTCCTTTTCCTTAATCTGTCCGTCAAGAATAGGCAAATCCTTTGTGATTTTAGTCTTGGTAGCCTTATTCATAGCGGATAATTCTTCAACTGTATATTTATTAAGTAAAGGAACTAACTCGCCCAATTCAGCTTTCTGTGAAGCTATATCAAGGTCTGTTACATCTCCTACAAGACTGAATAAGTATTCTCTCATTTCTGCTGGCTTCTGATTAAGAAAAGCATTTACATTACTGCACATCTTAAATACATTCATATCAACATTAAGATATGTGTTGAAATCCTTTAAAGTCTTAGGCACATCATTGATGAAATACTTGTTATCATCCTTATAGCTGCTGCCATCTTTGCTGTAAGTACGTTTCTGTACTTTCTTCATAGTTATTTCTTTTCCGTCAACATCAAAAGTAAGTTCTCCGTAAGTGTCCATATCATCAACAGGCTTTCCATTGACTTCTCTTCTGACATTAGGGTCGTCCTTTAAATCTCCATCACAGTTATAAAGCACCCAGTTAATAACAGCGACTATGCTGGACTTTCCCACTCCGTTCCTTGCCATAATCTTTGTAATTTCAAAAAAATCAAACTCTGCGTGTGCATAGCACATAAAGTTTTCCAATACTACTTTTTTTAAAGTTGCTCTTTCCATAAACATATCCTTTCCTTATAAAAATCAGTCTGTAACTCCAAGAATTCTAAATACGTCCTCTGTATTAATCACAGAATGTCCTTTTGCTATACTTGTAAGCACCTCTGCTCTTGTCTCGCAATCTATCAATTCTTCATATCTTGCGAGCGGTACTGTTATAATGCTGGAAAGTGCACCATGCATTGTTAATTCAAACTTATCATCCATTATTATTTTTCCTCGCTTTCTTCTATTCTACTTACCGAAATTTCGTAAGCTGTTCTTATTTCTTCTGTGCCGTCATCAAGTTTCTTTGTGTATTCTCTGCTTTGCAATCTTCCCTCAACATCAATGCGAGTGCCTATATCAAGATTGCCAGCAAATCTTGCATTTCTTCCCCATGTAATACATGGTATGTAATCTGATTTGCCATACGTACGATTAACCGCAATTAATACATCAGCTATCTCTCTACCTTTAGGCGTTACTCTGTAAACCGGCGGCTTGCAAATATAACCGCTCAATTTAACATTGTTGTTAAATTCCGGGGCTGATTCACTCTCTTCTTCAATCTCCCGAACATCCCTAGCAAACACCATTATTAAAAGTTTACGTTTATCATCTGATATATGCTTGTTAAAGGTTCTCACCTGTCCCTTAACTGATATTTTTTTACCTACCTGTAAATCTTTGATTTCTACCAATCTGTCAGATACAATAATTGGTAGCATGTCCTTTTCGGTGCTTTTTCTGGAACAGCTTAAACGAAAACCGTAGAAATTTTCGCCATAAGTTTTGTGATTAAGTTCTGGAGTGCTTGCTATAACTCCGCACAATTCAATTTTGTTATTTTCTATCATTTTATTTTTCCCCTTTCAATTCTGTTGTACTTACAAATCCGACAATCTTGCCGCCGTCAATAACTGTATACATATCCTTTTTCTCGTACATATCAATGCAATCCTGTATTGTTATTTCTCTCTCGTTTACCTGTATCATAGCTTATATCTCTCTTTCATTATTGTAGGCAGTTCGTAGCAGTCGATATAATCGTGAGTGTCTGCTATGTACTTCTTTTTCAGTTCATTTAGTTCACACCCGAATTCGTGCTTTAACTGCCCTAAAATGTCCTTTACAACTACTCTTCTTAAAAGTTCACAATGCTTATTTCTTCCTAAGAGGTAACTTGTTCTTCTGCCAATGTGTGCCAGGATTTCAAGTCTTTCCACCTCATTAATCTGCTCTCTTTCGCCTTTTTCAGAAATAATAAATATCAATCTGCTAAAACTCCTTTCTTAAAATAAAAGCTGACCTATCATTGATATGGCAAGTAGCATTGCTGATACCATCCATAAATATTCAGCTATTCTGCTGTCTCTCTTTGCTTTCTTGTATGCCGCAATAGAGATTTCTAAGTTGTTTCTTTCTGCTATCAGTTCTTCTACTGATATGCTATACTGTGGTGTTGCTTGTAATTCATTTTTCATAAACATTCTCCTTACTTAAAAACTTATTAACAAAGTAAACCTGTCCTTTTCCCGTCACCTTTGGCGTGCGTGTAATTCTTACGCTTCCATCTGGATTAACAAGGTTACTTTCCTTGATTTCAAATAGCCCCTGTTCAACATACCTTTGTGTAGGCATATTGTAAGAACTGCCACTCTTAATCAGATAACCATTGGTTCTCAACCAATCAAATAATCGCTTCTGTCCGATTTGCACGCCATTCTGACAAATCAACTTTGCCAAATCTCCAACAAGGATTGATGTATGGCTTGTTGCTACGGCATCAGCGAAAATCTCTTTAGGTTTCATCTGTTCAATTCTTGCCTGTTTCTGTTCGATTATCTTATCTCTTTCGGCTATCTTGTTATTGGCTACAAGAAGTGCCTTTGCCATAAGTTCTTCATCAGACATTGTTTCCTGCCCTGCTATGTAACCGCCATTCTTTCTGATTGACGGAAGAACTTCTGATGTAACCCATTCTGTAAATCTTTCCGCACTTTCTTTACGGCTCTGAAAGATTGTCTTATAAAGATTGCTCTCATTAATAAATGTGGCTTTCTGTTTTCTTCCTAAACTGTCTATAACCTCGGCAATACCGACCCCATCTTGTTTAAGTCTATTTTTCACATCTGTAACATGTGTGATTTCCAATGCCTTGCATACGTCAGCCAAGCAAAACATAGGTTCATTATCTTTAGCAATAGTTCGGATTTCTCCAAACTCTGAATTGCTAAAAATCTGTAGCTCCATAAACATTCCTTTCTAAATAATGTGTGATATATTTTGACCTTTTAAGGTGCATTTGAGCGATTCTGCTCATTCCTATCTGCTGTAACTTGTAGAATTTTATATTTATTGATACAATAGAGAAGTGATGGTAGGCACTTTCCGAAAGGAGATTGTATGGATACTGTCATAGCATTGTGCGTATCAGTGATCGGCTCATACTTCTGTGGCGTAGACTTCTGCACCCTGTACGCTCTTATTTCTATATCAATAGAATTAAACAAATATGCTAAAGACAAAACTGCCAATCGGTAGGTAATTCACACTTGATACGAACAGGGCGCTATCCCTGTCAAAAAGAACTAATGATGTTTGAATAAAAGTTTGCAACTATTTACCGCTACCATCACTTTTCTATTGTATCAATATCAAAAATTCTAATCTGTTTCTACTTTGTGCTATAATCCTCTTATTCTATTAGGGATTGAAGAAATGTTCTCCATTCCTACTCCTTTCTGCTTATTATCAAAATAATAAGTCCAGTATCGTAAGTGAAAAATTTAATACCGCAAGAACAACAGCGATTATTAATGTTATCAATGCAGTATCACAAAGTCTTTCATTGTTGCCTCTTTTTACTTAATCCATTTTTCAACTGGGATTCTTGTTGCTTCTGCAATTTTTTGTACTGTAGTTAATGCTGGTAAAGAATTATTATCTTTCCATCTGCCTACAACCCCGTTGCCAAGACCGCATTTTTTTTCAAATGCGTGTATTGACAAATTATTTTCTTCGCAATAAGCAACAACATTTTGATAAAACATAGACTTCTCCTTTCTTTATTTGATAAAGATTTAGAGAAAAGCTTGACAATCTTTAGAGAAAGTTCTAATATATGAATTGTCGAGAAACATATTTTGAGAACACTTCCCTTTAAGTTTATTTTTAGGCTTTTCCCTAACCTTTAAACTTATTATATAGAGTGTTCTCTAATTTGTCAACACCTTTTTTAGGTGAAACTCTAAAAAATGGAGGAAAATGCAAATGAACACAGTAGAAAGAGTAAAAGACCTATGCAAGCAAAGGAAGATTTCAATACATAAATTAGAATTAGAATGTGGTTTTGCTAACGGATATATAGGTCAGTTGCGTAAAGGTACATTGCCAGATGATAGGTTGGGAAAAATTGCCGAATATTTAGGTGTATCAGCCGAATATTTAAGAACTGGCGAAGAAGAACAGCTTATTTTATCTGAACAAGCTGATTTGTGGATTAAAATTAGAAATGACAAAAGATTATTACACTCATTAAAAACATTTTTCGAGTTAAGTGACGAAAAGCAAGAATATGTCCTCGGCTTAATTAATTTATTTAAAGGAGAGTTGTAATAAATGATTGAATCGAAGGATTTTTTAAAGACTATAGTAGAGAAAAGAGATAAAAATGGCAACACTAACTATGCCGACATTGCCAGTTGTCTTGGCGTTGACATGATTTCAATGTTGCCATTTATGAGAGAACTTAGTAATAAAGGCTACATCACCCAAACCCTTGAAGATGTAACTGTTACTAAACTTGGACTACTTGCTTATGATGAACTTTAATTAATACTCACGATTTATGAAATTGCGATAAAATCTTTTATTCTTTCAAGTGTACTAGTGCAGCATTATGTTGCACTAGTTTTCTTTATATCTGCTATTATTTTATAGATATACTCTAATATTGCATTATCGTTAGTATTTTCTACTATTTCAATAATTTCCTTTTTGTAATCCTCATTACTCATAACTTTGCCCCTTTGAACCCACACATTTATTTAGTAGCGATAGCATGATTATAGAACATATGTTTGATATTGTCAAGTGTGTAGTGGCACTGCCAACGCCAATTAAACAGCACCACTACGCCAGAACTTGAAGTGTCTTCTTTTGAAGACATGTTTATTATACATGTTGAATATTAAAATTTCTAATATATAACATCGTAAAATTGTGACAGTGTTCGACATTCTGAAAGTAATATGTTATAATGCAAGCAAAAATGGAGGATTAATTTATGGAAGAAAAGCAAAAGATAAGTAAAACAAGCATAATTGCCGCAATAGTTTTCTTTGCAATAATTATTGTTGCTGTATTACTGTGTTATTTTAGAGTGTTTAACGATTATCGTTACTCTGAAAGCGACAGGAAAATGATAGACAGTGCGATTAAAATTATTGATGATTTTGAAAATGGAACTTTAAGTGCAAAAGAAGCAAGCACCAAAATGGAAAATTTAACAAATTTGGCAGAAAAACAAGCCGATGATAAAACACTTTCTGCTACTTTTTCAAGCGTTGAAATATCACTTTCACTTTCAGATAATAAGCTGGCATCGCAAGATTCTAAATCTGAATGGCTTAAAAATATAAAAGAACGCCGAGAATCATTTGAGAAAATGTTAAAAGAAAAGAAATAATTTTTTAATTTATACAGGTCTTACATTAAAGCAAGACCTGTATTTTTGTTTTAAATAAGTTCGCAATCAGTTACATTGACTGCGGCAAACAGTTCTCCGTCATGCACAAGTACAACCCTGTCTCCACTTCTTTCTGATACTGTATACTCGTCAAACCAAGTCTTAATAGGCGTGCCGTCATAATCGGTATCGCCGACAAATCTTACAGTGCTACCCTCTTCAATATCTCCGCTAAACGGAATATCTGTAGGCGTATCATCAGAACTTGCACCGCCGACAAATTCAAGATTAGCAATATTGACAGCGGCTGTGATTGTTGTGCCGATACCTATAACAATTCTATCTCCGTCCTCTTCAATTACATCATATTCATCATAATATGTCGCGAATCTCACGCCATCATAATCAATATTATCAAGAACCTTAACTTTCTTGCCGTCACCGCGGCTTACTGTATCTGTGTTAATATCATTGTCATTGTCATAAATGCACTTAACAAGACTAAGATTATCTTCATCAATAGCAGCAGTAGTTACGCCGTCAACACCAATAACAACTCTTCTGCCGTTAGCTGATAAAACACTGTACTCATCATAGTAAGTGCTAAATGGCTCGCCATTATCGTACTGGATAGCGTTAATAACCTTAACTGTATCGCCTTTATGATACTTAGTGTCTGGTACTGGCTCATAGTCTGGCACTGTAATGTCTTCAACTACATGGTCTGTACAATAATCAGTGTAACAATAGTTCTGATCTACTGTCTGGTCGTTAATCTGTGTGTCTCTAAGATAATTAACGCTTCCACCGAACTGCCACATATCATAGTCCGTGTCGTTTGTAAGCTGTGGCTTTCCGCTTGAATAGCTTGCTACCCAAAGGCTAAAACCATCGTTTTTTACTCTCGCAACATCTACATAATTATTAAAATGGTTAGCTGACATGTAAAGCCCTATATTTTTAAAGCCAGCCCTTTTGAGTTCATTCATAAATGCAAGCACAATTTCTGTCAAATCTTCTCCTGTAAGCATGCCACCCTCAACATCGTAAAAAACAGGATAACAAAAAGATTTGTTAGCCAAAATGCTTGCACAATGCCTTGCTTCATTTACAGCTTCATCGGTGCTTAAAGCGTTGCCAAAATAATAAGCTCCTTTGTGGATTCCTGCACTTTCCAACTTGTTATAGCTGTTCTCAAACTCTCTATCTTCGTATAAGCCATCATCAGCACCGCCTGCCTTGATAATGGCAAAGTCTACACCCTCATTATCCTTTGCACCTTTAAAATCAAAGTCTCCCTGCCATCTTGATGTGTCAATTCCGAATTTAATCATTTTTATACCTCACTTTCATTGTAACATTAATTTGTCAACTTCTGCCTTGAATTCTTCATAATCAGCTTCGCATGTGCTCTTATTTGCGACATACAGTTCTTTATCATTTATCGTTTGGCTTATAGATGTCGCACCGCTCTCTGTAATATTTGCGGATAAATGCATAACCGCAACTTTGTTTCCGTTTTCTTCAATCATACTTGTTCCCTGTACTGAAATGCTTTTTGTAATACTTAACATATTTTTTACCTCCATATATAATCTGTTTTTGCTTATTTTTCTAATGCTTTAAGCCTGTTGTTCAGACTTTGCACTGTCGCTATTAAATCAGCTATAAGTTCGTCATATCTCAAACCATAGCGTGCTGTTAAAAGTTGTGTTTGCTCGCCTGTCTCGCTGTTGACTTCGGTTTCAATATAGTTTTCGTTGTCAACTTTTTTATCTATAAACAATCCCCAATCACTATCTCCCATTGACTTTTTAACTTCCTGAGCAATCAAGCCATGGTGCAAGCGGTTTGACGTTCCATTTTTGAATCGGAACTCTGACGGAATTAAACTATAGATAAAATGTGCTGAATCTTCAATATCAAGAGCCTTAATGTCTTTTTTTACATTCTTGTCTGAAGTAGATATTACATTTCCATGTATATTGCCTTCAACGTAAAGCTCGTATTTCAACCTCTGCGTGCCATAAACACTAAGTTCGCAATTTCCATATATTGTATTTTCTTGGTTTGTTATTGCAAAATTTGTAAGTCCAGCAGAATTAACGTAAAAACATGCACCCTTTTGCCCATGCCCTTTAACATTTCCATAAAATTCAATCCCTAGCTCATCATCTCCATTGACGGTTATTGCACTATCATAAGACGATGCAGACACGCCTCTTCTTCTTCCAATTTGAACGCGGTCGCCGTCATCGCAAAGAATTGCAATTGCACCTCTTGCGTCAGATGAATCTTTACCAATAACTCCGGCTAAAATTGTGCCAATAAAATTATCCTTTTTAGTCCAGTCATAAAAATCTATGTTCGCTTCATGTATCTCAATTCCTTTACCGCCAATGCTGTGATTTTTTGTAGATAAATATCCGTCTGGAATATAAGTATATCCATCAGCACGAACATAAAAATCATCTACATATGTCGCCGCCGCTGTCGTGTCTACATGATTAATATTTATAACTTTTGTTGACGTGGACGACGGCTTATTAATTGCAATGCCATACAATCCGGCTGAACCACTTAATTTTGCTGAAGAAATATTCCAACCTGCAATAGTGCCTTGAACAAAATTTACAGTTCCATCTGCCGCTATCTTCGCATTAGTGCTATCTAATACAAAACGATTCGATTTAAGCGTGATAACATCAGCACTTGCATTAATTTCGCTTATCAGCTTGTCTTTGTCTATTTTTACCTCTAAGCTAGCCTTTGTGGCATAATTAGAGCTTACTGTAGTTAAAATCGAACTGGCTGATTGATTTATTGCAGAGTTCATTTGCGTTGTTGTGCTGTATGCTGTAAATTTTTCATCTATGTCTTCCGGTGCTGGCGTCCAATCGGTTGCCTTGTCACCGAGTTCAAGTTTTGGGTGTTTGTAATACGTATAATCACCACTTGCTGTTGGACTAATTCCTAAATATACTGTTATTGTTTCAGCTCCTGATGGTACTGTAAATTTAATTGTGAAATACCCTTCAGATACGTCTTTCTGTACAAGAATATTATTAGTTCCACTCTTATAATATCTTACAACAACATGTCCGACCTTTGTTCCTTTTTTATTGTATCCCGAAAGAGTATATGTTTGTTCACTTTTATCAGATGATATATACCAATATGTACTCCACCAACCACTTGTATTAGTTGTTGATACTTTAAAGTAACCGTTAGAATCTTTTGTTACAGTAACATTTCCCTCTTTATGCCATTTTGTCAAATCAGCTGTATTTAACAAAAGATTTCTTCCACCAATCTGCAAATTATTAAGTTCTGTCTTGCTTGTGTACGTTTGACTAACAGTTGTTTTAAAGCCACTCAAATCTGCTGTCAAAGCTGTTACATTCGCTTGTAAAGCTGTGACGGTACTTCCGTCGGCTTTTTCGCTTATCTTTGTTGTATTGCTGTTTACTGTTGCAGTAAGGCTTGTTAAAGACTGATTTAAGGATGTATACTGATTGCTCACTGTCGTGACTTTTGTATTCACTTCGGAAATTGAGCTATCTGTGTCTTCGGGAGCTGGTGTCCAGTCGGTGGCTTTATTGCCTTTTTCCACTTTAATTCTTAATTTATACGTTGTCCCTGAGACAGCTTGCCCGTAACCGATTCGCATTACAAGATATTTCGCATTACTCGGAACCGATATAGTTCCTGTTGTTTTAGTGATGTAAGTGTAATTAGATAAGGCTTTTTTATCTTTATCAAAAAAATTATAATAATTTTTTGTAAATAAAGAATTGGTTATCGAAAATGTGACTTCTGACGTACCTGATACTTCCATTAATGGGCCTTTATAAACATCATAAGGATTGTTCACACCTGTTACGTCTCCAATATACATATCTGAGCCGCTGGCAACTAAAGTTATCTCGCCGTCCGTAGAAACATAATAACTTGCTACATTAGCGAGATGGTGTTTTGAAAAATCTTTCAGATAATAAAGATTCCTTCCGCCGATTTGCAAGTTATTTACAGCTGTTGTTATGTCCTGTTGCCAAACCTTAGAGCTTATCTGTCCTTGCACAGCAGTAAGCTGTGTTCCCTGCGTTGTTACATTATTTTGCAAATTTGTAACATTCGTAGTCATGTTCTTAAACGCAACATCAAGCGTCTGTTTGTTTGCATCAATGTAAATCTTACTGCTTTTCAGCGTGTGACTTCCGTCCTCATTAATAACTGTAAAGAGGCTTTCTATATCCAGCTTACTTGCATTAATATTTGCATTATCTTGAACAATATCATCACGAACAACTTTCCTTGTAACGCCTTTTTCAGTAAGTCCTAAAGCATCAAACATTAAGTTGCCGGATTTATCCCAAACGTACATATTGTAGTCAGAATTGGCATCTTTACCTATCTGAACTCTTATTCTGTCAGTATCTTTGATGATAATTGTATTATCTTGCCAATATGACATACCATTTTCGCTGTGAACTTTAAATTTAGTTGTATTAAGGTCGAGAGCCGTAATCTTATCTGCAGCTATACTTTCTATCATCGCTGATTTTATCTGTGCGTCACCGATATTTGCAACAACGCTGTTGCTAAACTCCGTTGTAAGGCTTCCGCCGGTTGCAGAACCGAACATAAGCGTATTGATATTTGCGACTTGAGCTTTTAAATCATCAACATTAAGGTTTCGGATTTGCCCCTCGACAACTTCCATTCGTTCTATAGAAGCGTATAAAAGGTTTGCCTTGTCAACTGTAAGATTATTTACCTTTAAGTAATCAACATCACCTTTTACGGCTGTGAGATTGGTTATTGTCGCATAAGTAATCTTGGCTGTATCTACATCTAACTTATTAATTAGTGCTTTATTAACAACTAATAAATTTGCGTAGTAACGCTCCATCTGCTTAGTAATAGGCCCAGAAGCAACGCTTGTATTCTCCGTGTCAGATTGACCTATAGATGTAACAGTATCCATAAGTCCGCCATCACATTCGTGCGTAATCTGCATTATAGGCACTTTGTAATCAACGCCGCCTTTGTTGACAGTTATAATATCGCCAACTTCTAGTCGGTAATCACCGACGAACTTAACTGCAAGCGGTCTAAATGTAAAACCACCTATCTTTTTATAGACTTCATTAAGAATTGTCTGTGTCATAAACGGATTGGCAAAACTAAGTCCTGTCGCCCCGTCACCAGAAGTAATCTCGCTTTGTTCTGTAGAACTGCTTTTGGTATTGTTGCAAGTTAGCTTCTGTATGATAAAATCCTTGCTTGTTGTAAATGTAACGCCCTGCTGATAATACTTATGTCCGTCAAGTACATAACCGCTATCTTTATACCACCTTAATTCGAGGTTGCCATCAGCATTAATTACCGCATTACAGCCTTGTAACATAGCCATATAGCCGATAATTTCTCTATAAGTATAACCTTGTGGCTTGTCACTGATAGTATGTGTTGTGACTATATTTGTTGCTAAAGATATACCTAACTTGCCACATATCTCATTAAGAATAGCTTTATCTGTGCTAGGAAATGCCATATCTGAGAAGTAAGGCATATCAGCCTTATACATTCTGTCGTATGCTTCATAGCTAGTATACTCTCCGTCACTTGTCTGCTTAGTAACTGTGAATATCCCCAACTGAATATACTTAATTTCTGTGCTGACCTTAACGCCCTCAAATATGGTGATTTCCTTATTCTCAAGGCTTACTGTTGGCATATAAATAGAAAAGGCAACACTGCTACTACAAGTGTTACCTATCGTAATTTCATTATTGGGATTTATCATGTTTTGAAACTTGAAATTGTTAAGTGTTTCAGTATGTTCTTTTCCGTCAACAACATACTTAGAATAATATCTTGCACTATTCCCCTTAACAATCTCTGTCATAGCTGTGCTTAAATTTTTCATTTTACACCGCCCTTTTTGTTTAAATTAATGTTCAATCATAAATTCAATGCTGTATAACTCCGCCGGGCTTATATTTTCGCAATTATCAAAAGAATTTACAGGAAGCATTGTCATGTCAGGCACTTCAATTTCTTGTTCATTAATTTCTTTAAATTCTGTTGCTAATTTTTCAAGATTTTCATCCGAAATTTTGTAGTGGTTATCTTCGATAATCGGTTCACCTTTATCATTTTTGTCGGCATATTTCTTTTTTAAATCGTCAAAAGCCTGTAACGCCGTTTTATACGGCTCTTCCAGCGTTTTAATATTGCACATAACAGCCATAGCAATTCTACCGCTTGTTTTATTTTGTGATAACTTATCTAAGTTCTGAAATCTCTGTATTAATTCGCTTGTTTTAAGTTTCATGTGTAACCTCTTTCTATTTCTGTATTAAACTTAATTTTGCTCCGACTATTAATCCGTCTTCGTTCTTTGCTCTTGTAAGATACGGATATGTCACATCTCCTGTGTATATTGTCATTTCTTTTTGCGTACCTCCTAAAAATAGGACTTGTGCTGTTGGGAATGGGTTATCTACGTCGCTTACTACATTATCAAGCAATAGTGCCTGTTCACCTGTTAATGGCGGTAATTGCAGTTCAATCTTGTCTTTGAGTGCTACAATCGTGCCTACCATTTCGCCGTAGTCATTTCTTCCTGTGTTTTTAGACCATATCTTATTCCTGCTGTATGTGTAGCCGTTATATGCCACTGGGAATCTAACTCCCTCAATCACAACTGCGTCAATCAATCAAACCACCCCTTTCAAGGCATTAAAAAAAGAACGTACCTTTCGATACGTTCTTTTGACAAGTTAATATTTTACTAAGGCAATTATTTTAATAGTAGAGTTTTTACTAAAAGTTTTTTGTCGGATATAAATGGTGTTATTTCCAATGTAACATCATCTTCGCTATCCCCTAACACAAATGAAGAAGATACTGTTATAGTAACACCTTTTTGAATTTCTTTTCCGCTGTTTTTTGATTCATCATTGGCATGCCATATAGAGTGTTTAATTTCAACACCATTTTGAAAGCAAGTATCATCAAAAGAATAATCAAAAACAGCATTATCATCTGAATTATTAGTAAAATCATAATAAACAATAAGTACCTTTTCACCAAAATCATTTTCTGCTACTTCGTGTTTTAAATACTTGACAGTTTTGTTTTTATAAGTAAACTCCTCGTCAGATTGATTATTTGTTTGATTTTCATTGCTAAGTTGTAGCACTACCTCACCTACAAGTCCGCCTTGACCGCAACCTATCAATGCGAAAAGACAAATTGCTATTAAAGTGACTGTCAGCATTGTTTTGCACCTCATATTAAAATACCTCCTTATCTTTTGTATCTTAAATATATCTTTTTATAATGTTTTTGTCAATCAATATGGAAAAGCCGCTTGACCTGTCATATTTGTATAGCTGTTAGCTTTATCTTGTACCATTGTAAATAGTTTATCTGCGTCACCTTGTAATGTTATGTTTACATTGTTGTTAGCTTCTGACATAGCCGCTACAACTGCATTGTAAACCGCCGGATAAACTGCGTTAGCAATGCCTGTTGTAATTTCTTGCTGATTGGCTACCGCTGTTCTTCCGTCCATAGTACCAACCATTTCGGGTGCAACTTCATTAGCAACGAACAATTGTCCTTTGTTTGGGAAACCGCCGTTTGCGTACCAATCAACACTTATCTTAGGCACTTGAGGTGGCATAAGACTGAATTCACCATCAATGTCAAAATGTGGCATTTTCATATGCGGGAAGCTAAGTCCTAAGTTATCCCACCAATCTTTGAAATTATACCACATATTTCTCACTTTATCGGCAAAATCTTCAATTGCCACTGAAATAGCGTGAAGTGAAGGCTTGCTATCCCACCAATTAACTACATTATTCCACTTATCTTGTATACCTACTTTTATTCCATCCGCCATATCACGCCATCTATCTGCTGTAAAGTAAGGTGCTACGTGATTATTCCACCAATCGTAAATTCCGGTTGTACTCCACCAAGAAGAAAAATCAGACCATTTATCTTGCAAACTTGACTTGAAGTTATCACCTAATTCATTCCATTTTTCCTTTGTGAACCATGGTGCAACATCATTGTTCCACCAATTTACAATAGCTGTATTTCTCCACCATTCGCCAATTTCACCCCATTTTTCCTGTGCCGCTGTTTTTATATTATCTACAGCATTCTTTGCTTCTTGAACGTATTTACTGTCGTCAATGTGTGCTAAAAATTCTGTATTAAATTTTACTGATAATATTCCACCGGGTGAAAGAAACGATTTTAGAATTCCCGACATTCCATATCTTTCATAAATTTCTTGCAAAGCCCCCCACAAAAGTTTTGTGTTTGGCTTTGATAAATCAATAATCAAATCAAGTATTTTAACTGTTATTTCTCCAATGTTTATTCCATCAAGAAATTTAACTAAATCCCTGCCTAACTCTTCTTCATCTATTGAATCTATAAAACCTCTTGTAAAATCCAATGCACCGCAAATGGTTTTTGTGATTATTTTCCCTGCTTGTTCCCATGGAAAAGCTTTTATGCCTTTGTTTATTTGCTTACTCGCATAAGAGCCTATTCCATACCAATCACCTTTTTTAATAGCTTTTTCTATCTTGTCTGCCCATTCGGTTGCCGAATTTTCCATATTGGCAAATGCTTTATTCCATGCCGCTTCATATTCTGCCGCCGCCTTAGTAATATCGTCTGTCAAATCAATAGTACTACCGCCGCCACCGCTTGAACTTTTGCTTGAGCTTGTATCGTCCTGTAATTTATTTATTTCGTCAAATCCCATAAGGGATAGTGTAGCTTTCTTAGCTGAATCAGCTACATCTTTGTAGCCGTCTGAAATATCTTCTAAGCCATCTGATGTGTCTTTATAGCCACTTTGTCCGAAGCTCTCAAAGTCAATCTTAACGCCCATTAAAGAAGCAAGCCCAACTAATAATCTTTTGATTGCAATAGTTACTCCGTTTACTACTGGCATAACCTTTGAAAGAATTGGAATAAATAGCTGTCCTGCTACCATTCCTACTTCTTTCATATTGTTGCTGAACTGGCGTAACATATTTGATGGGCTGTTAATCGTGTTAGCTAAATCACCCCAAGATACTTTACTTTGGTCTAATATTGCTAACACTCTTAACTGTTGTTTTTCCATCTGTGTCATTTCTGATACAGACTTAGAAATGCCTAAGTTGTAAGCATACGTCGCTAATGTAGCATTAGTAATATCAATACCATATTTATACAATGCCCTTGATTGACCGATTAAGCCACTTTGTAAGTTCTGTGCTACTGTTGAATAGTCCACATTAAAAAGTGAGCTTATATCGCCTGCAAGCATTGTCATTGACTTTGTTATTGCTGTTGTCGCTTCACCTGTCTGCCCTAGTGAGTTAGTGACAGAAGCTAACTGTGAAGCGTACTGTGTTATCTCTTGTATGTTAAGTCCTAAGTTCTTTGCTCCACTTTCTTCAAGTAAGCCACCTTGAACATTGACTTTTAAGCCAGATAGTTTTCCAAGAGTATCATTTACTCTGCTTTGAAAACTTTCCGCATATGCTGTTGCGTTATCATATCCGTACTTTTCGTAATCCTTATCCCATTCTGAACCAATTTTGCCAAACGCTACCGCTTGATAGTTGAATGCTTCAATGTAATCTGTTGTTGACTTGATAGCTTCTATAAGCTTCTTGCTACCACGAATTATCATAAAATAAGTAGCATAAAACCTGCCTATTGCACTTGCAAGACTGCCAAAGCCTTTTTTGGCTTTAGATGTACTTGAATAGGTGTTATTGAAAGACCTTATCAAACCATTGCTTGCGGTTCCAGCTTTGCCACCTTGACTAGCAAGATTAGCCAATGCGTTAGTCATTTGAATAACATTCTGGCTTACTGTTGGTGCTCTTGATAGCGTTGTCATTAAGCCATTTAAAGCATTGCCTAGCTTTGGAATGTTTACAACGGCGTTTTCTATACTCTTACTGCCTAGCTTACCAAGTGACTTTGCAAATTCTGTGACTTGCGTTGCATTTTGTGGAATAGCTGATATGCTTGCAACTGCCTTTGTGACAGCTTGAAGTGATGTAGCTGTGTTAGTTAGTGCAACTGAATCAACAGAACCTATCTTTGTGATGTTCTTAGCAAGCCTTGTAAAATCTGCTGTTCCTACGTTCATATTCTGCATAGCAGAACCTAACTGACTAACACCGCTCGCAAGGCTGTTTAGTGATGAGCCATTTACAGTCGCAAGTGATGTTGACAGCCTTGTAAGATGTTCTATTAGTGTATCAACAGAATTGATAGCTTTAGTGGCAGTACCGGTAATTTTGACTTCTAATGAATCTAATTCCACGCTTTAACCCCCTTTATAGGATTGTTGGCGGTAGTCCTCTCTTTTCAGCTCGTGCCGCCCATTTCTGTTCATTGAGTAGCATTCGCTGTAACTCTTTATCGTAGGTATCTTCTTCGCTTTCTTCCGTTTTTTCTGATAAAATAGCCTGCTTCGGATATTCAATGTGTGTATCTTTACTAAATGCCGCACCAATGCCGCAAGAAATAGCTGGAATTGCGTAAACTAAAAACCAGTTATACATTTCTAAATCGCGATTTTGCCTATCAATCTTTTTGCCTTTTGCATATAGTAATAATTTTGTAGGTGTCATTTTTAGAAAGTCTGAATAACTAACGCCTAGTGAACTGGCTAAGACAAAGTATTCTTCCCAGATTATTTTGTGGAAGTCTGTTTTTTCTTGTGGTCTTGTGGTACTACTGTCGGTTTCTTCTGTTCCTGTGCCGCTTCTTCCACATTGTTCGCCATTTCCTCTAACATCGTCGTTATTCCGCTCAACTCGAAAAAACCATCATCTTCCATCGCTTTCTTGATTTCTTCAAACAATGTTCTATATCCGTAACTCTTATCTGTCTTTCTCTTTTCTGTAATATATGCTCTAGTGAGTTTCTTTGCTTCATTCATAGTTACTGGGTTATTGTCAATACAGCCTGCATAAATGGCTAAAATGCAAATCTCTGGCACATCTGCTGTCATATTTGCCAAGCCGTCAAAAGAAGCCTGTGCAACACTTTTATCTGTCTGTGCAAGTAGGTAAGAACCATTCACGACAGAAAACATTTTCTGCACTATTTCCTTGCACTCCGCCGCACCGAAAGAAAACTCAATCTTATATTCATTTCCGTTTACATTAATATTCATCATAATTTTTACCCTTTCCCACCCTATCGTCCATATAGGGAAAGGTGCGGATTTTACACCGCACCTACCTTTTAAAATAATTATTCTGTTACATCATCAAGATATGATGTGTAGTCGGCTGTTTTGGCGTTTGTGCCACCAATCGACACAGCCTTTGATTTAGTCGATTGGCTTATCATTCCCCCACCTTTGTTACTGTGAATGTGCCACCAGCACCTTCGACAACTTGAAGCTTGTCTGTGCATTCAATAGGTGAAGTGTTAGGAACTGCTGTTACTGTCATTTCAAGTACTGAATCAGTACCAGAAACATCATTAGGTGTTGCTGTTACCTGTCCGACAAATGCGTACTTAGCAACCGCACCTAATCCGTCAGAGCCATATAACTGAATAATATCTAACCGCTTGCCCTCTGCCTTGATTAAGTCTTGTAAATAAGCCTTTTCAAGATTTCCTGTGTAAGTCTTGGCGTCAGATGTTTTGATACCCATTAAGAATGTCTGTGAATCATCTTCAAATGTTGTACTTTCAACTGTGTTAGGTGCTGATACTGGTGCTGAAATTGACTTAGCCGCAACCATTAACTTATATGAGCCTGCAAAACCATCTTCGCTATGCTCCTTGTAGATAACCCTAGCTTTATAACTTGTACTTGCCATTGCCTTGTCTACCTCCTAAAAATTTGCAAAAAAATAAGAGCATTCCTGCTCTTTGTTACAATAATCTGTCATTTGCCGCTATCATTCTTCTGAATCTAGCGGTACTCTTATGTACTTTGTTACTGATTGAGAACTCTGGCATTGCGTTGCCCTGAAATCTCATTGTCTTGAATGTATCTGTAATTACTGCCATAACCTTGCGACAGTCAGACTTGCTTGTGTTAGTTGTGACATCTACTTGAAATGTCGCTAATAATGCGTTAACTGTCTGTCCGTCAAGTGTTTGTCCTTGTTCAACTGCTGGCAGTAAATGAATGTATACTGTTGGGAATACTGCTTGACCGCTGTTTTCCCCCTCGTTGGTTATGGCTATCTTTGGGTATGTTTTCTTTAATTGCGTTAGGGTTTTAGCCTTGACAAGTGCTGTGACTGTGTTTTCAAGGTCTATCGCCCAATCGTTTGCATTCGCCATTAACTAAACACCTCTCTTGCTATCTGCTTATACTGATTAACAATCTCCATTGTGGCGTTATGCATAGGCATTGTAGCCTTAACGCCGTGAGTAGGTTTCCAACTTTCACTTTGTTCATCCCAAAACCACCATGTGTCGTCCCAAGCATGAACCTGTCCAGGATATGTGCCAACTCCTAACCCTAATTCATCAGCTTTAGGATTAGCAACAGCGTTATAATGAATACCAGCACCAAATTCAATCGCTAATAGCGTGTAAAATGGCTCTCTATCTTCTACCTCAACAGTTTTACCTGTAGCAATTAAAATAGCTTGGTAGCCATCTTGAATAGGCTTTCTGTCAACTCTCAATGTTACTGTCCTACCTAATGGACTTTCATTGACACTCATAATTGCCGCTTTGTCGCCTAATTCTGCTAGTCGTTCAACAAGCAGTTCGCATTTATACTGTAAACTCTGCTTATACTGTTGTAGCTGTCTGATAGCTTCATTTACGGACTTTTCTGACAATGATATATTAATTGTATGTCTTGCCATAAACACGCTCCTTAACTGCTTGCAAAACAGCTTGCCTTATGCTTTCAGTTATTGGCTCTTGCGTAGATGGAATCATCTTTCCTTTAAAGACAGAACCAACTAATTGTTCATTGTCTGCGTGTATAAACAAAGAGTCGCTTTTTGAAAATCCACCTGTCTGATACTTCATGTCTACCACCTACTTTACAACTGCTTTAAGCATATACTTGGTTGAATATAATGCTGGCTTAATGCCTACAATCGTGAAATCCGCTGATGTTTCATCAACAAGACTGTCAGATGTGTATGTAGGCTTGCTATCAAGCCATATAAGGTCGCCTTTTTGAATAGGTAACACATTCCTATCTGTCAGCAAAATAGCGTCAAAATCAGCCGTATCAAAGCCATATTCCTTGCTCTGTGCTTCTCCGCCGCTGAATGATATGTTTGCTTTGAAATCCGCAGGCTCTGAAAAGCCCGTTTTCTCTTCAAGAACTTTTGGTATCTTATTTCCCTCATCATCAAGATAAGGAATGAAGTTGCCCTCTGTGTCGGTATATCCCTCATAAAGGATATTGCCGTCATCATCTCTTTCATAGATAGTTACTGTCTGCCCTTGAAGTGAATACTTCATAGCCTGCTTATTAATGTCAAGCATTGTTCTTTACCTGCTTATAAATCTGATTAACACCTGTGCTTGATAATCCGGACACAATTCCTACTGCGATTGCATTAAGAATGTCATTTGCCGGAAAGTCCGGTATTACATACATACCTACAACGCCTAAGATACCGCCTGCAACGCCTACGATTATAGGAATGTAATTATCCTTAATGTGTGGAATTGCTTTGGCTCCTAAACCTATCAGATATGTTATTACAACGATTGCAACTACTGTTGATACTGATGTTATATCCATTCTGCTATACCTCCTTATCTTCATTAAGTCGTGCTTCCAGTCCGTCTATTCGGTGGTGTGCCGACTTTACACTTTCCTCAACTTTAATAATCCTGTTATCGTGAGAATTAAGTTCTTTTCTCATTTCTGTAACTTCATTCTTTATCTCTGTTGTATTGCTTGATATTGTGTCAAGTTTCATATTTATGCGTGTATTTTCTTTTACACGCTCTGTAAGTTCTGCATTGTCAGACTTTTTGTTGTTCTTAAGATTAAATCCCAACGTAAACAGTCCGAAAAAGACGGAAAAAGCAACTGAAATAATGCTTATAATTACTGCTATTGGCATTGATATACCGCCTTTCATAATTAATAATGGCACACCGCCCACCACCCTTAATGTGTGCCGCCTGCTACCATATTGCCGACATCAGCAAAATGGTAACGCACAATCTTCTATAAAACCTTAGCAAAAGGAAATACCCCAACAAATAAACTGTCTCTATCTCTCCAAGTTCTGTTGACACCATTCTCATTGTAGCTTGCCATAAATGCTTCACCTGCCTGTGAATGGTCGTAGACAGCCAGATTAACAATAACATTCTCAAATTTCTTCAAGTCCTCGGTTATCATTTCGTCTGTGTAGCTGTCAGGGTAATTTCTTCTTGCTTTTACATCTTCTGTAGCCTGTTTAATGAGTTGCTCGATTATCGGATTATCTTCTTTGTTATCAAACACTACCACATCAGATGTTGTTTCATCATCATTTGTGACTGTATCAATATGAAATTGTTTAAGTCTGATTTTGACTTGTTCTAATGTGGTGTATTCCATAGCTTCAGCTCCTATAATCCTAATTTCTCAATTAACAGCTCTTTAAGTTCTGCTCCTGTAAGCTCCATTGCATTTTCAACACCCTGTTCTAAGGCAAGTGTCTGTAAATCTGCTGTTGGCATACGCTTAATAGCTGTCTTTGTGTAACTGCTTGTAGGTTGAACAGGAAACTTGTCCTGTTCTTCCTCATATTTAAGCTCATCACCATAAACAGCTTCCTGTCTTACATTATCTGCTGTTACTTCTTCACTCTGCTTTGCGGCGTTGATTTTATGTCGTCTTAATAACATATGAACACCTCTTACTTTCCGAACTTAGCAAGAACAACCTTTGAATCGTTGCTTAAGACTGCTGTGTAATGCTCGTCGCCAGAGATAACAGTTGTCTTTGCAAGAATATCTCTGTCTGATTCAATCTCAACGCTTCTCTTCATATAGATTGTAAGTGCGTTCTCTTCCTCTGATACGCCATCTGCACCTGCTTCCTCGTTAGGGTCTTCTGCTGATACGATAACAATAGGACAAGCATAATATTCTGTTGTAACAGCCTTTAACTTGCTACCTACCTTAATTTCCTTGCCCTTTGGCTTGAGTGTATGTGCAAGTGCTGTATCAAGATGAACATTAGTTGTATCCTCGCTTGTTGTGTCAGCTACAACATTGATTGTTCCTGTTGAATCGTCAAGCTCATACTTAACCAGCTTAACTTTCTTAGACTTAACAACCTGTGCTCCTGCAATAGAACCGATAGTGCCATTCATAATTACATTAAGTGGGTACTTGTCATTGCTCTTGAAATCATCATCATTAAGCAATGTAGCTTCCTGTGCTGGATTAATGAATAATATCTTTGTAAGTGATGAATCTGATTCATCATCAAACTTGCTATTAGCCGCTACAACTGCTGAATAGCTGATAGGTGCTGCTGTTCCATCGTGATCAATAGGTGCTGTGCAAAGTGCGTCATAGCTGTCATTATCAACCTTTGCAGCGATTGACATAGCAATCTGATTGATAGCTGTACCAAGTGGGTCGCCATAACCAGATAACACTGATTCGTCTGTAAGTTCTACTGCCTTACCTGCTTTCTTAACCTTTGCTTCTGTTGTAGATGTTGTAAGTACTGTTGTACCCATAGCAACACCTTCTGCTACATCCTGTGCATCACCTATATAAGCGTATTTTGGGACAACAATAGTGCTTCCCGGTCTGCCTACAAGTGTTGTATCAACTCTTGCAATAGGCGAAAACTTAATCTTCTTTGGTAACTTAGCTGATACCATATCAGCCATTACCTGTGGGTCTACTAAATTTGCTAACTTAGTCTGTGGCATAGTTTATTTACCTCCGTTTTCTACTCTGTGAACTTCTTATAAAGCTCTGGATTCTTATTTTTGAACTCCACTCTTTCGTGGTAATTCATCTTGTTGAACTGTTCCTGTGTTATCGTGCTTTCTTCTCCACCGCCTGCATTAATAGCCGGTCTTGATTTAAGCCACTCTGCCTTAGCTTCTTTAACCTGTCTTTGCACTTCATTAGCAATTACAGTTGCTATAAGGCTATGGTCTGCGTCTGCAACTGCCTCAATCAAAGAATCAATATCCTTTCCATCGCCTATAACTTTCTGATAAGCATTGACAGCTTTCATATGATTAAGCTCTTTACTCATGTTCTCGAACTTTTCAGCCTGCAACTTTTCAGCTTCCGCCTTTGCTTCCGCTTCCTGTTCTTCTGCTGTCTGCTTCGAGCGAAGTTCTTTCTTGTACTTAGCTGCTTCTGAACTGGCTTTATCAGAAGCATTCTTATACTTCTCTTTTTCAGCTCTTTCACTAGCAAGCTGTGCCATAAGTTCTTCTACGCTAGGTGTCTGTTCTTCATTCTGTGGCTCATTGTTAGTTGTTGGTTCTGTTGTTGTGTTAGTTACATCTGCCATAATTTCTTTACCTCTGCTTTCTGCGTTTTTTGTTGTTCTCTCAACTTCTTGCGATATTTGTATTGCCCTTTCTCTAGGGCATATAAAAAGCCACAAGGCATTTCTACCCTGTGGCTCAATATCAATTTATTTATCTGTTCTGCTCTTATCTATAACCGGACTATTTTCTGTCTGGTCTGATAAGTCTTGCATTGTGCGATCTTTATTAGGTGGCTGTTCTCCATCTCCACCCTCTGCTTGGTTCTGTGTATCTTTGTTAATTATGCTGTCTTGATATGCCTTAACCATTTCTCCGCTTCTCGCTACAACATCGTTAGGGTCATCAAAGAATGGAATTGCATCAACTGTATCTTTAAGACTAAATCCGTGGCTTATCAATGTCGCCATAGCGTTAACCTTAGTTGACATTTCATAAGTTTTTTGCCGCTTAATGTTAGGCTTTACATCTCTTGCCCTTAATTTAAGTAATGGGTTGCTGCTATTAACATTGTTTGACAGCTTGATAGCTGCAAGAACAACTTTTATCTCTTCCATTTTGCAGCCATCTGTAATTAATTGCTGTTTTGCCGCCGCTGTTTCAGCCTGTGACCAGCCTGTTGCGTCCGACATTGCAACTCCTGTACTGCCACCGCTATTATCATTTCGTTGTGGTACATTGCATTTCTGCAAGATTATCTGTCGCCTTGATTGGATATTGTTAAGCATACCTGTGTAATCGTAATCGATTGCAAGTGGCTCAACTATTGGAGTTTTGCCATCTGCTGATGTATAGGTCTGCATCCATTCTCCAGATTTTGGCTTTCTTACTTTTTCAGTGATATGTGGTGTTCCATCTTTATCAACTGTCGTTTCCTGTTCAACCGGGAAATCAACATCATTTGTGTGCCATACTGCTTGTGTATTCTGTTCAACATCATTTGTAAAATCTGAAATGAGTAGGTTTAAGTTATCCATTTCAGATATTTGACGTTCAAAACAGCCCATTCTATCAAATGACCTTGTATATTCAATAATAGGAATTTTATGTAATGGATTCTCTTCCCCACTTCTCTCTAAAAATCCCCATTTCGTTTTTCCTTTATTTTTTCCGTTAGTAATTTTTATTCCGTCGGTAATTTCATATCTCGTATCTTTGGTAAAACAAGTGTAATATCTTGTGCCGCTATGTTTGTCTTTGATATAAGTACCTGCAAGAATAATCCTCTTGTCACTATAAGCTGTTGACCTTACAACAAATGTTGTTCTTGGGTCTAATACATTATATGTGAAATAGCTTTCCCCATCCTCGTATTCTGTATTCACATCAATGAGGGCATATCCAACCCCACCGATTTCAACATATCTTGCAAGTTCCTGTTGCTTCTGCCTTGCATTCTGTGATTCGTAGCAACTGTTTAATTCTGCTATAGCTTCTGTGAGGTTAGAATCCTCATTGTTGCCATTTTGAACTAGCGTTATAGGATTTCCCCACTTAAAACCTAAATTAAACTCTGTGACCTCGTTAGCCACATTATCACAGCACTCGCAGTCAATGTCCGGTCTGTATGTTTTGGCATTCTTCCTAACTATTGGCTGTATTCCTGCGTCATAATCAAGAAGAAACTGTATTCTGTTGGAATTAATATCATGTTCCAAAATTGCTTCACGCAAAATTGGTATTATATTGTCAGGTGTTATTTCTTTTGCACCTGTATAAATAGCAATTCTTCCTGTCTGCATTGTCTACACCTCTAATAAAACGTCATACCGCTTGAACTTCTGCTGTCCGGTATTTCTTTAATTTGAAAATTATCATCATCGTTAGGCACATACCATATCCATTTGTGGCAATGCTTGCACGCTAATTTATGTGTTCTTGGGTCTTTGCTGTCTGCCTTAGTCAAAAACTTGTGGCAGTTCGGACACATAATTGACTTGTCTTTGTTCGTATAAAAAATCATATTTCTACCTCGTTACATAGTAAAAGCACCGCCATAATTAAATGACGATGCTTTTCGATAAGGATTATACATGTTTATGAAGTTCGCTTTGCTCAATATAATAATAAACTAATAAAAGCGGACATATCGGACAACTTTACTATTTTTCAAAAAATCTTACAAAACTTTTTCTTACGCTATCCTCTGTATTTTCGCCGCCTATATAATCAGCCACTTCATTCCAAGTCTTATTTTCTAAAAATCTAAGATTGATTATTCTTCTCATTCTACTATCGCCAACGCTTGCAATAAATTCTTCAACCTCGTTGGTTTTTTCCAACAAATCATCTTCAAGCAACTGCAATGTGGCTTTTCTTGCATAAAGAAGTGTTTTCTTTCTGCTGTACTCTGGAAATGGTATGCCCTCAATCTTAAAATGCTGTTTACCACCATCGCCGCCGCTAACAGAATCTATAACCATTTCTCCAGCTTCAATTTTGCTTATATCTTTTTCAAGTCGTTCTATCTTTAGTCTTACTTCTTTTACTTCTTCCTGTAAGTCTGAATATTGTGATAAAACTTCCTTTGTTACCATAAATTTCCTCCTGTTATATAGGACTTGACATAATCACTGTTTGCGTTGCTTTTTTATCTATTACTATTGCAAGCTGTGTTATCGAATCACTTGCATCATCGTGTGGATTTTTACCCTCTGATGTATACATCGTAAATTCGTCCATAGCGTCTTGATACATCTGTGTTCTTATGTACGTTGGTCTATCATCTATCGCAAGATATTGTCTACTAATGAGGAAAATGAATATCTCTTTTACTCTGTCAGAATAGCCTTTAATTTTTTCCTCTTTAGGTAGTTTTGTATTTGCGTAATATGGAATAATCCTGCAAAAATATACATTCTGCTTTTTCATTTCAGCTTTTATACTGTCCGTTATTAGTTTTCCACCAGCATTTTGTTCAATGTGTAATTCTGTTATGTAATGTTTCTTGATAGCTGCTACAACCAACGGAACTGTAACCGCCTGTGTGCCTTTTTTATATACCCAATCAATAATATATTTCTGCTTTCCACCAAAATCAGCACATACCGGCATTGATAAATTATCAGCTCCGCCAAAAGCCGGGTCGCACAATGCTATTATTTTTCGTTCTTTATTTTCCAGCTCATCGTTAAAGTCTCCATTGAAAAATCTCAATTCGTTGTCCGGGAATAGCAATCCCTCACGAACAAAAGGTCTTTGCATAAACTTAGCTTCCCACTCAGCTTTATCAAGTTTTTCTCTCATATCTCTGTAATAAGCTGTTGAAAAGCCATTTATTTCATAATCAAAGTTGCTCTCATCATTTTCATCAAGTGCCGGTATTCTTCTGAACCTGTATTGTGGGTCATTTTCATATTGCTTTCTCATTCGTTCCAATGGGTCAAGGACATTCCATAATGTACCAACCATAAGTTCTCTTGCTCCATCGTTTTTTCGGTCAACCATTTTGTTTAGATACTCTTGATAGGTATTTTCCATTCGCATAGGTGATAATGAATGCTCTCTATCTCTTACCAAGTCATCTACATACAAATATCCATCTTTTGATACGTCAACTGCACCAGTCCAAGTTCCATCAATACCACGACAAGTAACTGTCGCAAATCTATCTGGATTTCCAAGGGTTATTGTAAATTCATCAGCACTTTTGTCTGTTACAAGTGGTTTATTTGCGTATTCTGGATTCCAAAAATAAAATAATTCAGAAAATGTATACTCTTCCGTAGTAAATAAGTTCATAAGCTCTTTATAAAAGCCTTTTGCTAATATTCCAGAGTGACCGCCCATAGCTGAATGGCTATTAGGTCTGCGTAATGATACCCACGCAAGGAAGAATATACAAATTGTGGACTTTCCAACTCTTGACGGCATTGATAATCCATAAAATTTAATTATTCTGTTTTCAAGGTCTTGCAAATCATTGACAACTATTTTAAGGGTGTGTCGTCTTGGAAAATAAAACCTTTTGCTGTAATGTCTTTTCCGCTCCATATAAAACATAAAGCTCTCAAAATCATAACAACTTTCAGTTTTAAGAGTTTTATACCATTTGTCAATTAAAGGATATTCTTCATCGTTGTCTTGAGCATATTTTTCTAAATCCCATATTCCAACGCCGCTATGCTCCAGGCAAAACCGCCCTATAATCTCTTTGCAGCGTTTTGTTAGTTGCAATCCGTACTGAATATCTTTTTCGGTCTTAATTGCCACTTCTGACGCTTCTATGTATGCGTCCATAACGCTTTCATCTATCCCGTTTTTCTCTATGTAATTTTCGTAACTATCAACTGTGGAAATAAGGCTCTGACTAGCCATAAGAAAAGCACCTCCACTTTTCAGCAAAGGTGCTTATAGACCTCTGCCTATAATTGTTCTAGGTTAGCGACTAACTCTATTTGTTAGCCGGTAAAATTTTGTTAGATTATTGGCATGTGTTGCAGCAAATTGGATGCATTTTCTGAATAAGTGCATTATAATTATCAATTACATATTGTGCCAGAATTGCATATACCTTAATGCCATATCTTTCTGCTATTTCTCTTTCAATGTAACAGCCATTCCAATCATAGCTTTCACATATACCAATAAACACATCTGCTTGTGCTAATTTCTCAAGGCTTTTTCCTAAAAACAAAATGGCTTCCTTGCTATCTTTCGGTGGGTTATCCTCAACATAGCTGTCTATAAGCTCTAATTCTTCGCCCTCGCATATCTCCGCAATCTTTTTCATCTTCTGAACACTTGCTTTGATTTCTTCCTCTGTTCTGCCTTTCATTGGCATACTCACAAATAACTTCTTCATGTTCTCCGTCTCCTTTTCTATGTTTTATCAACCTTTATCTTTCTAAGGTCAGCAACTACAATCAATCTGTAGTCGGCAATATATTTATTTGTTGCCAAAAACCATCACTTCACTTTTAGCTATGTGAACTATCATTCTATCTATATTAATTTCTATATTCATACTTACGACATTTGACAAATCAAGTTTTTCTCCGTCAATGTAAATCTTAATTGGTGATTCTGTCCTGTCAATTTCTAATTTTTTGATTGTTTTCATCAACTATCCTCCGCAATTACCTTTCTAATTCATCAATCCTATTTTCAAGTACCTCCACGCACTCTCTCATTTTCTGTCCGTCCTTTTCCGAAAGACATTCAGCACTAACAGTACCTATTTTCCATGACATTTCTTTCAAATATTGAGTTGCCGTTTCGATTTTATTATCATCACAAGGGTGCAATTCTTCGCATAAGCACTTAGCAATGTCTTTAAACGGTTGTGGATTTTGCACTCTATCCAACGCCTCTTCAAAGGTGTAATTTCCCTTGTAATCCATAATAATTCCGACAGCTTCATATTTTCCAAGATTAACTCCTAAAAATCTGTCTGTGGTTGTGTTCCATATGGCATATAAGTTGTCTATATCATCTTGCAATGCAACTATTAGCATAATCTCACTCCTTGTTTAATTCATCCGCACGCCTTGTCATTTCAATCTGTGTTCCGTTTTTGTCCCTTGTGCCGACAGTTACATATCTGCTACAGTCACCACTTGGTATATTGCCAAGTCTTATTTCTGTTTCATCATCTTTAAATCTGTAACAATCACGCATTTCTTCAATACATTTATTCATCTCTGATATTTTCATAATCTCGCCCCCTAAATTCTTGCAACTACGTGTTCTTTTACAATTTCTTCTTTTTCCGGGTCGTAAATAACCGAACCGTTTTTATCAGTCTTATTCTTATCAAATTCGCAAGAAACTTTTATACCATCCTTGTTACTGCATTCTGCGTGATAATCAATGACACATACTTTCTTCTGCCATTTCCCATTGGCATAAATCTTTGTGTAACCGCCAGCTCTTGTTTTAATGATTATTTTACTTCTTGATTTCTTCATTCCTCATAAACCTCTCAAAATCTTTCCTGCACTTAGGGCATAAGTCATATGTTCTTTCTAAAAATTCATATCTGCGAACATTCTTGATTTCAAGGCACATATCATTATCTTCAAAAGTGGGAACTATATCTCCGCAACATCCAACTTGCTTAAATCTAACTTCTTTCCAGCTCTTAGGTATCATTTCTTTTCCGCACCTGTCACAAGTGCGCCATTCTTTGCTATGTTTCATGCTTACACCAACTTTCTACCGCAGATAGGGCAATAATTTATACTTAATGCTCCTGCTCCGTATTCATCAGCAGAATTTGTAAATACTAAGCTTGGGTTATTAGTAATGTTGCGTATCTCAATAGCAATCCCAGAATAATTCGGAGATTTTTCATTGCAGAAGTCCCATTTTGGTATGCCTATTCCTATGTTTTTGCAAAATTCACACATATCACTTCTTCCCCCATAAATTATCTGGTAATTCCTCTCCGCCATATATCTTGTTAGCGTATTTCTTAAATGTCGGCACGCTGCAACCTGCTACTTTTGCTGCCTTTACCTGTGAAGCCTGCCCCGATATATAAAGGTTCATTGCTTCATAGAATTTGTCTTTGTTTAGTGGATGTACGCCCATAGCCATAATAATCACTCCTTGTCTGTTTTACATCATTTTCTGTATCATAATTGCCAATATACCTGTCAGTAAATATATTATTATTAACATTCCTTCTTTAACAGCTGTTGCAATGGATATATCTTCTCTTTCAATGTATTTGATGTTGTAATAAACCCATATCAGTAACGCTATGCCTAATATTAATTTCATAAACATTGTTCCTTTACATCTCTATAAATCCATTTGCCAGCTTGCTAAGATATTCAGCATTGGCAAAATGTGTTATTGAGTAGTTGGTGCTTTCTCTATGTTCTCTGATGAAATGGTCGTTAATCATTCTCTGTAAAACTGTAATGCCCTTATCGTCTGTTTCGTATATAGCGTCAGCGTCGAAATGTCCGTGTTCTGTATCTGTGATAGTTGATAGGACAAAACATACATTATTTAATGTCTTATCTGTAAGTATTGGGTGTACTTTGTGGAAATAGATTTCATATAACTGCATATACATCTTAAATCCGTCTTTAACACAATCACATATAGCTGAATTATCTATATCGCTGTCGCAGATGTTATTGAACCTATCAACCATATCTTTTTCTTTAAGCAACATTTCATCTCTTGTGACAGCTCTTGCCGTCGGTTTCTCCGAAAACGATGTATGTACCTCTCCATCAATGTTAATTGATGTATAGTCCTTATCAGTAATAAATGAATTGTAGTTAGTGTTTAAGTAATCATTGTTAGTAATCCCTGTTAAAAGAGTTACATCTTGTGGCATTCCCGAATTACACTTTGTGTTATTCCCTTGGGAATTACATTTTGTGTCATTCCCGTTTTTCTCATTTTGCAATTTCTGTCCTTTATCTTCTGCTATAACTTCTTGTCTGATATTATCTTCCCATTTGCTAACCTCTGCATTGATAACATCATAATTAGGTCGTATATGTATAGTCGGCATTGAATTGAATTTGTATTTTGCTGTAATTACGAACCTTTTTTCTACCAACGATTTAATTGCTTTGTCATACTGTCTTTCAGTAATCCTTATTTCTTCCCACCAGTCTTTTCTTTGCTTTGCAATCCAATATTCGCCGTCCTTGTATATCTTAACTTTGCTCTTATTGTCTTTACTTGGTGCAAACCAATATAAAATTCTTGATAACAGCGTACCCTCTATCAAATCACCTGTTATGTCAATGTATTTATGGAATGTGTGATTGCACCTTGCTGATGATAAGAAATTAACTTTTATTTGAATTTCATTTTCTGATAGCATATTTATTACCTGCCTTTCTGATAACTGCCTTATTAACAAAACAACAAACAGGCACTAAGGCTTGTGCTTTTCGGTCTGCATCACCTAGTTTGCTGTTTAGCACAGATAGCAGGAATCGGACCTGCATAACGATTTTGTTCGTTAGAGAGATTAGCAATCTCTTGTGATACCATTACACCATATCTGCAAGCGGTGGTTTTTTACTTGGTTATCACCACCCAAGGATTTTTTAGTCAGCCGCAAGCGGCTCAATCCAGTTCCCTATACTAAGTTTATCTAGAATATTGATTAGTACCTGCATTTCTCTAATAAACGCCCTTGGAGTGTACTGGCAATATCACCAATGGAGAAGATAGGAATTGAACCTACAATGTTTACCACAAGGGAACGGATTTACAGTCCGCTGCAACACCACCAATCGTTGCCGCTTCTCCAAAACGCCGTGTCAGGGAATCGAACCCCAGAGGCTTTTACGCCCAGACAGTTTTCAAGACTGCTTCCTCGACCAACCGGACACACGGCATATGCCGCCTGTAACGGCTACCAAGAATTTTGTAATAAATAGTCGGGGGTATTAAGAAAAATCCTTGATAAGTTGAATTTCACGCCTCTGTGCGAGGCAAAACCTCTCGGATAGTCTTGCACTACCCTTAACTGAACAAATCCAAAGAGGTAAATATTGAAAGGAGGTCCATCTTGGTTGCAAAGATAGACTGTCAATAAAAAGTAAGCTGAACTGCCCTTGTTGGATTCGAACCAACGAATGCAGGAATCAAAATCCTGTGCCTTACCGCTTGGCGAAAGGGCAAAATTGTGATTTATTCTCTGACATATATTCATCACTGCCGCAGTGTACTATTCTTTGTAGCCATTTATACGCATTGGTCAGACACGGCATTAAATATTATTTTGATAATTCTATGTACTTGTCAATGTACCACTTAGCTTTTTGAATGTCCTCTAAGCCGTTTTTTCTGCCGCTTCGGTAATTGTACTTAAAAGCATTGAGTAAACAGAATGTTTTAACGGCTTCAACGCCAAATATCTCAAGCATAACATCTATGCACTCATATTTACCTGTTGCGTAATGGCTCGGATGATTAACATTGTCATTTACCGGCTTTTCATTGACACTAGGAGCAACATCTTTAAGCGGAGTAAAATTATCTTTCTCACCACCATTATTAACGCAACTCTTACATGGTTCTGTGCTAAATAGCAATGATTTGTTTATGCAATCAACGCAAAATCCGTTATTTTCAGCATTTCCCATTAAACATCACCTGCCTGTCTGTGATTAGCTCTGTAAGAATCAAAGCCATTCGGATAACGTGCTATAAGCTTATCTATGTTTGTCTGCATTACATCATCAAGATTAAAGCCGCAGGCTTCACAAATCATAGCAATGTACCACATTACATCGCCGCACTCTTTCTTGAGGTGTTCTAGTTCTATACCTTTTTCGTGGAATATGCCCTTTTTAACAAGGTCTGATACTTCGCCAGCTTCACCAGTTAGCCCTAAGACACCATTAAGAAGTCCTGCTATGTCATTTATGTTGCTACACTTGACTTGATATTCAAGCATAGGACCAATTGGAGGCATGCTAGTTAATTCAATATATAATCTACGATATGCCTTTTTATCGTTAGTACGCATAGCCAATTTTTGGTATTCATTGCCCTGCATTTATAACTCCTAACTCTTTTTTATTTTTTGAAATTTTTTGGAATTTACTCGGCTGAATTAGCCGTTTTCTGATGTGTTTATTGAATATCTTGTGAATAATTAAGATGTGTCTATTATACACCTATTTATCAGATTTGTATAGTGGGTTTATTAATTAATTTATATAACTCTGTAATTAATAATTATATATAATATATGGGTTGTTGATAAAATTATATATATATTATATTTAAAACATATGCAAAGGGCTTTTTGTTTTTGTCGTAATTTGAGGGACTTAGTGGTGCGGAATCGAACGCATGTTCTAACCCCCACCCCCAGAGCCATTTACGGCATACAATAAGAATCGTGCAATTGCCAATATTACTTTTATGTGTAAATTTAATGGATTCGCTACAATCCGCTTGTTTGCTAGACTTAAAGCTGTTTGACGTTCATATGTTCGATTTAATCACTTCGTCAAACCCGACTTTCGCGAAGTGATGTTATTGCATATCAAAAACGCTAGAACCCGCTTGTTTACTGACTTTGCGGGATTTCTTGTGCATCTTGTACAATGATTTCTTGTTGTGCAATTTGACGGACATTAGAGCATTGAACGTTTCCAGATGTGCCAAGCTGCGGAAGGTCTGCGGCTGTTTTAATGATCTTTGCGGTGCTTTCTCTGCTGACGCCGGGAAGATTCCAAGCAAAATGTCTGTTGAGTATTGCAAGAATGCCGACAGGGTTTTTGTTGCCGGTTGCAAGCTTGTTTGATAAACTTTCTTCGCGAAAAATCCGCAGTTTTTGCACAATGTCGAAGCCTTTTGTACTTAGTTTTCTCTCATCTGCTCCCCAGTCCATTAAGGTATCGTAATTAATACCAGTTAATAAACTATATCCCATTATACTACATTCTTTATCATATACAGAACATAAATAATAATATATATATAATATATACTCTAATTTATCTAAATCATACATATAAAAATTACTGTTCATAATACAATTAGTATTATTTTTATTAATATTATTACTTAACTTTAATATACTTTTATCACTAAAGACATATTTATTAATATACATTAGAGCGGCGTTCCATCTGCTCTGTGGCTCTTTCGTCATATCTTCGATATTGTGCTCTTCGCAAAACTGCGATAAATAAAGCTCTATGTCGTTTTGAAATACTTCGGGCGTGTCTGGTGTTTCCTTTACTTTCTCCATGTGTTCCCCTTTCTGCTGGAGCTTATCCAGCTAATTAATTATTATATATCTAATAACATAAAAAATAACCCAATAACAATATTAATATTATCGGGTGTAAATCTGCATTTATATATTTAATTATTAGCAATATAATAACATAATAAATATAATTAATCAATAGGCGTTAAAAAGGCGATGTATAACAGATATACACCGCTTAAAATATATATTTTAAATCTCCACAACTTTCCCAACTCTGGAATTTTCAAAAATTCCATCAGAAAGCTGCCCCCCGAGCTCTGCGATACATTCTTCTTCTGTGTCACAGGTGACAGAAAAGATACTGTATTCGTTTGTTCCTGTCTTATCGGAATTTTTAACCTCCAACAATCTTACTTTTCCATTTTCAGAAAAGTCATATTTGCATGACTTGTTAAAACTCTCACGCTGTCTATGTCCGTCCATTCCGTATATTTTCCACGATTTTGTCACTGCCATATCGTCCACCTTTTAACCTTTCTTAATTGTTTTCCTTTTCACATTCAAAACCAAACAAAATATCATTTGCCAGCTCTTCACTTATTTCTTCCTCTGCGATTGGCTTTCTGTTCTCTGCTCCAATCGCTTCATCAAGACTTGCGTCTATGTCCGCAAGTGCTTTTTCTCTGCTAAATCCAAGCTCAACAACCTTGTTTAATAACTCTGCTGTTTTCATCCTTTTCACCTTCCAGCCTTTCGGCTGCCCTTTCTTTGTTTCTGCCATTATAATAAACCATTTATCGTTTATTGTCAACACTTTTTAAAATCTTTTTTGGTTTATTTTTTCTCTACATATTTAATGATGTTTCCCGGCTGCATATCTAAAAGTTCACACAGCTTTTCCAAAGTTTTAATGCCAATCATTTCATTTTTTCGCAACCTCTGCATTGCTGATTGACTTATTAGCCCCTCTTTTAATATCCTTGTGCTGTTGTATCCACTCTCTTTTAAAGATTCCAGCACGTTAATTTTATATACAAGCATTTTTATGCCTCCTCATTGTTTTATACAATATATAGTAGCTTTTTTTAATCGTTTTGTCAACAAAAAATAATCTTAAAAAAGTTTATTTTGCCTATTGACTTTAAACTGTTTTTAGTTTATTATAATTATATCAAATGAAGCACAGAAAGAGAGGCAATAAAAATGAAAGCAAACGATACAATCAAAGTACATTTATATGATTCAAGTAATAAGGAGATACGAACCAGAAACTACGGCAAGACTTTTTGCGTGTACGAAAAAAATGGAAAACTTGGCATTGACTGGAATACAGAAAAAAGCCCGTACACATGCAAGGGTGATGCGTTTACGCCACTTGAAACCTTTGCACAATCTGCGATATTTGAAAATATTGAGACTAAGGAACTTTTTCACTTCTCAAATATCAAAAATGCAGTTGTTAGAATAGCATAGCCGAAACGCTCCGCCTGGAGCGTCAGCCGCGGGATGGTCTCCCGGCTCTGATGATGACAGACCAAAAAAGGCGGTCACTCCAGCAAGAACGAACCGCCACCAATCAAAAAAGAAAGGTAAGCCGATTATATCACAATCGGCGAAATGGTACAAGATTATGACAGTTTACAGAATTAAAATCGCAGGCACAGAATACAACGAAGATTACACATTCACAGAGCCAGCAGAGGGCAACGTAAAAGAAGAAGTTAGCGCCATTCTGGAAGAGATGAAAAAAGGCAATATTGACAGCTTAGAAGTTAAAAGGGAGGCATAAAACTATGATAAACGAAACAGCAGAACAGAAAGAAATAAGAATGTTTAATTTTTATAAAAAGGATTTAGAAAAACTAGGAAAAGAGCACGGACAAATAAGAATGATTTGTATTGAGTATGTTTGCAGTTTTCCAAAAATTAACCCTTTTAAAATGGCTAAGACCTTAAAAGATGACGGATATAATATACTTTTTGATGACTCTAGCATAAGCAGAGCAGAGAACGAAAAGAAAAGACGAAAAGTCGAAAAAATCGCATAATTAGCAAGATTGGCACCTCCGGGGTTCGACTCCCCGGCTTGCTCTTGTCCTGTAAGGGATAATATTAGAATATATGGAGGTTAAATCAATGAATGAAAACATTAAAAAAATATTTGACATGGGTTTTAATAGTAACGTGTCAAATTATATCGACTATGACGTTATCGATTATGACGACGGAACATTTCTTGGTATCGAAGAGTGTGAGCAGATATATGAAGAGTATTCAGATTTCTGCTGTGAATTCGCCGGCTTTGTAAGAGAATTCGGCGACGATGAAAACGCCTTGAACAAATTCAAGATAGACTATCCACAATATGCGGATTTTGTCAAGCTCGACCATGCCAGCAACATGGAAGTGTGTGATTTGCAAGACTTTGCAAGTGACGCAATAGATAAATATTTAAGCAAGCAAAGAACCCAGCTTGCGGAAAAATAAATATAAAAAGGCTACAAATGTAGCCTTTTTTGTTGTATAATAAAATCAAAAAACATTGAAAAGGAGAAAAAATGGCGTTTGTAAATAGTGAGGGTTTATCTGTGTCGTTTGAATGCACAGATTTGATAAAAGAATTAAAGCAGGATATTGCGGAATTTGGCAACAACTTAATAGTTGAAGTCATTACTAAAAAAAGTTATGGCGTTACAATTTACACAGACTACAACTTTATTATGGATGATAAAGACACTGAATTTGAATTGGAACCGGGTGAACAACTTGTGAAGATGCCAGCTGTCGAGCTTCTTAAATTGTACGAAAAAGAGAACGAGGTTTTTTAAATGCGAACAGAAAAGCAAATACAATTATTGCGAGAGCAAAAAGGCAATGAATTAGCCGCTAAGAGCGAAAATCTTGATAGTATCGCCGCCAAATTTGACGATTCCGTTAGTTGGTTTCCTGATATAAAAGATTCTGATGTATTAACATACATCCCAATTCTAAAAAATGGCGTGTTTATCGCCGATTACAACGACTTTCAGGAGCGTTTTATTTTTGATGCCGAAGTGAGTGAAAATACGCTGATTTTAAAAACTGAAATTTTCGACAACTTTTATAAAAAATGGTTGTGGAAATGTTCGATTGCTTGCGAAATTCCGGTTACTTGCAACCGAAATTTAAAGTTGGTTATAACAGATTACAGCGATGCAGCATTAGTGATTTTTAATCGTCAAAAACGAAAGCTCGAAGAGCTTACAGCTTACAAAGACAACATTGTTCCGCAAGCAGGACAATGTTTAAATTTCTTTTTTCGTGCTACGACTTGGATTAATTGGCTCTTGGAACACCCAGAGATTAAGGAAGTCGAAAGAAAAGGAGGAAAGTCAAGAAAGGCTAAAAGTTCGCAAAACGAAAATATTAAAAATGTTGATAATGTCGTAAAAGAAATTAAAATTAATAATATAAAATTTAAAGTGTCGAATAATAAGACAGCTAACGCAATAAAAAGCAAAAAACCGCGGCGGCTTGTCAGCTGCTGGGAAGTTCGGGGACATTTCCGACATTATCAAAGCGGCAAGGTCGTTTATATTAAACCTTATGAAAAAGGTGAAAACAGGGCTAAGCGAATCAAAAAGCAATACACCCTGTAAAATGTGCGGCTTAGGCATTGGACTTTAGCACTTTAAACTGTGAAAATTACGGAACTGTTTTTCAAGGTAAATCTAAACGAAATCGAGGTCAAAATCTGATAAAAGTTTTCAACCGATTTTTAAATTTCAAAATTGAAAGTGGCGGGGGTATCAAAATTTTCACATTATATTTTGTGGGAAAATTTTTTCAATTTTTAGAACAGTATTTGAACGAAATCTGCACCAAATTTTGAAAAATGCCAAAATCGAAGTTGTGAATATAAAATGCCATACCTGGGGGCGTATCGAATGCGTTACCCTGAAATTTTTTGGCAACATTTTTCTGTATAAATCAATGCTTTACTTGCATACCGGCATTGACTAAGCTCATATATCAATATTTCCTTAGTCATAGTTGGATTAGTCTTTTGAATTATCTTTAACAACTCATCAATACTCATTATCCCACTCTCCTAACTGCCCCTAAAACCATATCAACAATGTCAAATACTTCATCACCATATGTTGCTACAAAATCGCACAATATCTCCTCTTGTTCGATAGGCAAATATACATCGTAGGACATACAGATTGCGTGGCATACTTCGTGTATAAGCACTTTGCGTTGCATAAATCCACGCAAGGCATTTGACAGATAAATTGTATGCGTATTTCTATCTGTTACACCTAGCACAGAAACATTGTCTGACCGCTTTAATTCGCCCGAATTTGAATTTTTATATTGCACTTGCCACATTGTGCCATTAATGCTAAAAATCATCTGTATGCTCCTTTCTGAATAAAACAGGCTATGAATATTGCTACCCATAGCCCTTAAAA